ATGGTTTACCTGATCTTTTGTGGCTTCTTCGTTTTCCATGTTAAATACCTCGGTCTTGGATATATACCCGGTGGACATTGTTCTTATAGCGATATATCTTTAATATCCCCCCGCATTTTTCGCACCTGTAATCAAGCTCCTCGGGACGTTCATCAGTGTCATTAAAATATTCCTCAACTTCGTGGTCACAACTGCAACAACGATATGCTTCCAGTCTAGCCATTACTCTTCTCCCTTCTTTTCTGCCCGTTCTTTTGCAGCCTTAACTACAAATTCCGGAATATAAAAAGGCAATAACTCGCCTGTTTTCAAAAAGTGCTGATAAGACTCAGTAAGCGCAGCCACCCAATCCATGCAGGATGATTGGTAAGACATTCCTGATCGAATGCCCCTTTGAACAATCTTTTCTTCGTATTTCTCAGCCAAGGCAATTCCTCCGGATTAGTTCGTTGTAAATATCGTCTTCAACTGTACGAGGGGGAATTGGAAAACCCCAATAACCCTTAACATAAACAGTACCAATAGTTGAAGCAAGTTCCATTTCTAAAGTCATCGGTCTTCCAACATAAAAAGTAAGATTGCTCTCAGAAGCTTCAAAAAGTGATTCATCTGTTGGAAAAAGATCATTTAACTCTGCGTCAATCTTTTCCTGAACTTCGTGCTGCGCTTTCAGCAGCATGTTCTCCCCCGCACCTATCATTCCAGGGGTTGCGTGATCAAGTCCCTCCATAAGCAAAGCCCCATCAAAGGAGGCACTGAAATATTCCTTACCTCCAGCAAGATAATTAGATTCACCCATTTTCAACACCTTTCTCTAAGTCTTCACGCGCCTTAGTTATACGAGCTTTAGCAATTTCTATATAATTTTCATCTTTCTCAATTCCGATAAAATCAAATCCTTCCAAATGGGCTGCAACACCTGTGCTACCACTGCCCATAAAAGGATCTAAAATAATTCCACCAGACCGTGTTACAAGTTTGCAAAGATAACGCATAAGAGATTGTGGTTTTACTGTAGGGTGGGTATTTCCTGAACCCCTATCCTTTTTACTGGCTTTGGCGCAGTAGAAAAAACGGGCAGCACTTCCAGCATCGTTACGCCTCTCAATAGGTACTGTTCGGTTGTTGTGCGCGTTCCAGCCGGAATCTTGCCCAAGTGCCGTTCCGCCTGACGAATCGCCTCCTTTTCCACTAGATTGAGGAAATAGATTCACAGCATCTTCACTCCCGTCATGAATTAAATTTGCAGGCCAGCGACCCAACCCCCCGCTATTGTCAACTAAAGATGCAGTTTGTTGCATCCTACATAGAGGCTTTGCTTTTGGATCTCCGTCATTAACCTTGTTTTCAATAGGTTTGGCGTTATTGAATCTTCCTAAACTCTCCGCTGTTTCAACCCTACAACCATCAATATTAATTACGCCCGTTCCATACCTCAATACATTAGCAGCAACGGTTCCAATCAATGGCTTTCTTGCTACAATAATAGGTTCCCACGCTGGCTTGAGCGCAGTGCCCCATCCGTCCCACTGCTTTGCTTTTTCGTGTTCCGGTGCAGTTATCTCCCAAGTTTTATATTCTACAGAAGCTCCTAGAGTTGGAAGGGCAGAACCAGATCCCTGGGCACGGGCTTTTGTAATTGTACCCAATACACGTCTTTCAACCTCTTCTATAGGCTCAAAAGGAAGATCAAGAATCTCACATACTTTATTAAATTGAGAAGAAGTGGGAAGACCGTATCCAAGTTCCCAATTTACTACAAGGCCCCCATGATTTATATTTTTGTAAAATCCTCCCCGTTCAGCAAGATCGTGTGCACTAATACCACGGCTTTCCCGTTCTTTTCGGAGCCAAGGACCAAACCATGAAATATTAGCACCCCCAACTTTGTCGATAGCCTTGCTCACATCCAGGCTCTTGGGAAAACCCGACCCATAAACCCACATTACACAATCACGAATTTCAAATCCTGCATCTTCAATTGCACACGCCAAACGATGAAAAGTCCTTGTTCCACCAAATGCAAGTAAATATCCACCGGGCTTCAAAACACGCAAAGCCTCAACCCAAAAAGGTGTTCCGGGAATACCATGATCCCAATTCTTCCCCATAAAAGCCAAACCATAGGGAGGATCAGTGACAATGCTATCTATGCTTTCTTCTTCCATAAGAGGCATTTCGACTAAACAATCACCACAAACCCCATAACTTTTATCAAACATTCTAATTAACCTTGCTCAACTTCTGTTAAAACCTCAAACATCTTTTCTCTTCCTAACGTGCCAAGAGATCCAAAACCACTGTCAATATACAATTCCAAATCATGTCCTATATTACGGGACTGTGACAAATCTATTACCGCATCCCGTGATTCAATTTCGTAATCCCGTGCTATATCCATTTTCCTGGCACCAAGGATTTCGACATAATTCTTCCAGCGTGTGTCATCCGCTACTCTATCCACGTCACATTTCTTACCCGTTAGCTTTACTTCAATTCGCTTATCCTTTACCAAATCTTCATCAATTTTTATTTGCTCGAAATTCGTTTGCGGACCAACATCAAAGGATAAGCAAGAAAATAGTGGCTTGGTTGGTACAAATTGCGTAGTAATTTCCCAAGCGCCTGGACCACCCTTTACTTCAACTTCTACCCATCCACGCTCCTTGTCGGCATCAGCGCGTGTTCTCTGTAATACTGCGCCAACATAGCCACCCTTTGGCACATTCTTTAGTGGGAATGGTTGAGGTACATGGATATCACCAGCAAGAACCATGTCAAATTCTGGCCGATCAATCTCGGAAATTTCAATGCCCGAATCAAATCGCATCTTTTCCGAATCATCCATGAACGAGCCTTTTAGCATATCATGGAAAAGAAATAGATTGAATTGCTTGGGATCTGTGCCAAATTTAGCAAAATCAAATTTGCTACCTGCTGGGAGAACATGCAACAAAACCTCTGGATAATGCTTACCCAATATCATAACTGGATACGTTTTCGCTTCATCCATAATGCACAATTTCCCAGTGAACCTTGATAACCATTTCAATGATTCGCTAGTGTGCCACCTCATCGAATTAGTTACCCAGTCATGATTACCAATAAGGCTGTAATGTGGTGCTCTGCGATTTTCATTACCTAAGATGGATAAGAGTACCTGATCAGCCTTAGTCTTTATTTCGTCTTCTGGATTACGCTTGAGAAAACGGTCACCAATAAATATAGTGAAATCAAAGTCCCCTTCACTAACTCGTTGGTGAACCTGTTTCTCAACTTCCGCACAATCGTCGAAAGTTACACATTGAGCGGCTAACCGATCATAGTGCAAATCAGCATAAGCAATGAATTTGAAAGACATATTCTTTGTCCCCTATACAATATCAGGCAACAAATATTTCCAAAAACTGTCCCATTCTTTAGTAAAATGCGTCTGAACTTCTTCCTCACTCATTGGACCAAACTCATTACAAAAATAACCCATATGATCCTCGCTGCCAATATCCACACCACTAAAATAAGCAGGGATATATGGAACAAATATAGTGGAAGTTACTCTATACTCTAAACAATTTTTGCACAGTCCGTGCTTACCAACAAGTACGTCTTTTCCACAAAGAATACAAATATTGTCAATTTCAGCCCTCATGCGTCCCCTATGTGATTTAATGCTGACGAATTTGCTGCTGTTACAAAGGCCAAAAGAATTGGGCTAATACCAGAAAGGAATTCTACCAATTTCCTTTGCAAAAAATCTTCGGGCATTCCCGGAAGAGCAAATGGAGAAGTCTTTAGAAAACGAGCTACAAGATATTTGTTGAGAATATTCATGTCTTCAAGGAGCAAATCGTTACTTAAACTTTCCATGTACTTGGAAGCATAAGCAAGTAGTTGAGCGTCTGAGAAATTAGATTCCATAGTGTGTGCGTACTGCTTTCTCAAGTTGTGCAAGAAGTTCAGGATTATTTTTTAGGGCTTCCCATGCATTGTCCTTACCTTGACCAATACATTCGCCATTGAAATCCAACCATGCGCCACGCTTGGAAACTACACCACAATTCATTCCGCAAAGGAGAATATCTAGGGCACGGGGGACGCCTTCACCGTATCGGATTTCTGTTTCTGCTACTTTGTATGGAGGAGCAACCTTGTTCTTCACTACCTTTATTTCTGTCAAATTGCCTAGAATATCTTCACCCTTCTTTATCTGCGCCTTACGTCTAATATCCAAGCGAATAGAAGCATAAAACTTTAGCGCATTTCCACCAGAATTGTGAGATAAAACCCCCTCTGAAAAATAACAACCATTTTCCATCTTAACATCTACAACCGGAATTAGCTTATCTGAAGGTCTGACAAAAATCGGCTGCGATGCTACCCCCGAAGGTTTTTCAGAAAGAACAGAATATTGTAGCAAAGAGGTGGAAAGATCAGCTAAAGACACCCAATCATAATTTTCATCCTTATACTTTGCATAAAGAAAATGCTCTGGGCTCCCTGAAAATAAATAATGAAACCCCCCAGGCCCTTTTTCATAGACCTTATACTCCTGTCTATCATTTTTTCTAATAATTCCCAAAATTTTGCTTTTAACAATCTCCCCCCCAGCATAAGACTTTAAATACTTGTTCTGATCAGATACATCAATCATCTTTCCAATTTCCATATTCTGGATCTGGAACCCGAGTTGCTTGAAAAGTTCTTCCATCGAAAGTTGCTGTGTATTCATTAAAATCTCCGTTCGTATCAATCATTCTCTCAAATACTATAGGGTTATAGGAATACAGTGTTTTCTTACCTGTCCCCCTTTGCGAATCCGGAAGCCTAGTACGGACACTAATTCTTTTATTTCCAACCTCAGTTAAAATTCCTAAATATTTTAAATATGCTAACCTTGCCAAAACCCCATTTCCAAAACTGGGAACAAGTGGATGACAATTTTGTATCATAGAATCGCTAAGAGTGTCATCTAAAAGATATTCCAACATTTCAGGAATATCAGGAACAAAAACACCCTTTAATGCTTTATATTCTGTGTATGAGTTAGGAATCGATTCTATTTTTGCAGAAACTTTACTTTTGGCTGCTTGCACACGACCTGCCGGATCTTTTGAAAAATAATCCATATATTGGGAAAACCCGCTAACTTCAATATAGCCCTTGAACTGGTAGTATGCAAGGGCTCTGTGCAATTTAACAGACATTCCAAGCCGCTTATTTACCAAACCACTAATAAATCTGTCCGGTAAATTGGTGCAGCAAGAATAATAACAAACCATGGGTGCAATTCTTTCGTACACACCCAACCAACGCTTGACAAAATCTGGATTCCCATATCCACGACTTGCCTCGGAACAAAGTTTTCTTGCTCTCTCGGCATAAGGACCCTGCCAAACTGTCCACCCTGCATTTGCTTCCCCACCAATAGCAACATTATAATTTGTTTTTTGGCTAACAAAATCTATATTAACTATACGTTTCTCCTCTAACAAAGCCTCTTCTCTAGAAGAATGTGTAGATAAAGTCTGTCTCAAAAAATTATTTCTACCAAATTTACTAATTGCTTGCTTCAAAACATGTCCTGACCCTAAATACCCATCCCCCAAATCATTGGTGGAATGAACACCAACATACTCCTTATTATTTACTAAACACGTTGTTTTGTACACTATGTGGTACTTTCTCTCTGGTGTATTACTCATTGGTATAACCTCCTATTAGGAGGTTATACCTTAAAATTATTCGCTAATCTAAAGCGAGTTCCACCTTTGTACTTGGGTGAACACAAGTAGTTTCAGGGCTGCCAAAAAGAACACCAATCTTGTAACGAATTTGATTTGTGAAATAAACCATAACGCCCGACTTAGAAACACTGCTTGTCAACTTCCTCAAACCTTGCCCCATAAGCCTTGCCTGAAGACCAACGTGGCTGTCTCCGACCTCTCCATTTAGTTCAGCCTGAGGAGTCAACGCGGCTACAGAATCAATAACAATGATGTCCCCCTTAGTCAAAATACTGGACATAAGGACAGCCATCTCTAAAGCACGTTCACCGCTATCTGGCTGATCAATAAGAAGGTTCTGAACATCCACACCAACTTTTGATGCATATCCGGTATCCAAGGCGTGTTCAGCATCGATGAAAGCCGCAACGCCACCGGCTTTTTGCACAGCAGCAATGGCATGTAATGTGCAGGTCGTCTTTCCGGCTGACTCTGGGCCATACACCTCGATAATTCTGCCATGAGGATAGCCCCCAATACCAAGAGCAATATCAAGAGAGGCAATTCCGCTGGAAGTAGAAGTAATATCTGAGACTACTCCGTCACCTTTCATCCATTGAAGGTCATTACGAAGATCCTTATTCTTCGATTCCAGAGCTTTAAGAATTTCAACAATCCTATTCGTCTCAACTACTGGTTCAGTTGGTGTTTTCTTTGCCAAAATTTACTCTACCTTTTGCTTCGAAGAAAAGAGATTACCAGCATTCTTAAAATTGGCTACTTCAATAACCAAAAGTTCCGGCCCTTTCTGAAGTAAGCCCACCGAGTCTTTATTTCCGTCTTCGTATACAGGAACAAGAGTACGGTCCTTCCTAACTAGAACCTCCAAATTAGTAAGATCAGAAAGCAAAATCTGCTGAAGTTGATAAATTGCACTGTTCAAACTTTCATTTACAGCAGAAAGATCCTTCATTTTTTCCATTTTCTAACCTTTCGCTATTCCCGAATTACGAAAGAACTACCACGCACGCTTACCAGGAGGGGGACCCTTCGGAGGTGTGCGACCACCAGCAGTAACTTGTGGTACCATTGGGATGGGCGAAGCAGGTACCGGAGCCGCAGGAGCAGCAGCCGGAACAGGAGACGGTGCTGAAGGCGCTGGCATGGGCGTAGGAGCCGCCGCAGCCGCAGCGGGCATTGGAGGGGCCGTTGGTGCCGTTGCAGCGACTGGTGGGGCAACTGGAGCCGCAGGAGGGGCAGGAGGAGCAGGAGGAGCAGGGGGAGCCGCAGCAACCGGAGGACGTGCTACCGGGGCAGTCACAGGGGTAGTCACCGGGGTACTTGCTTGTGCCGCAGCCTGACCCAGATAATACCTTTGTTCATCATAAGTAATCAAGTTCAGGAACTCACTCGGATCAACCATTGCATCCACATTCTGCACATATGCTAGCCAAGACGGATCAAGCACTACCCGCCCAGGAGCAGCAACTACATCGTACTGCGTTAGCATCATCTGGCCCTGTGAGCACCTTTCCGTGTCCTTAACAATGTAAAGAACCTGAACCCCTGCCGGATTCTCCATGTTATAGAATTCCTGACCATCCGGCGACATTTCGCACAACGTTGCCAGCTTGTCAAACACCTTCCCAGGCGCGAGCCACATCTGATGCTCAATCGTTTCCTGGCCCTCACGCAGCGGCTTGACACCCGCGATTTGATCATAGTCCATAATTGGTAGAACGTACTTATCTGATGCCTGAAGCTTCCTGGCCTTCTCCCGTGCATTCTTCAGTACGGAATCCTTATTCACAAGATCATTATAACCGTCCTTGCTCAGATTCTTACGGGTTTCCTTCGTATGTCCAAGTTCCTCAAGCCTAGCATTGAACTTATTCCACCAAGCCTGTTCCTCTTCACAAAATGCACAACGAATTGGTTGGTTAAATAGAGGCTCAAACCCAAGCACTTCGGTCAGGTACTTGTTGAAATGAATTGGACAAACCGTATTAGCAAAGCCAACTGATCCATCGGGTCGGGAATAATTGCTAACACTGTGAACCGGAACCTTGAAATAGAATGAGCAAAGATCAGCCGGAACACTTGCCGTAGCATTGCCAGTAGCCGCCATATTGAACTTGGCTACATCATTGACCGTTGGGTTGAAAATCTTCCACCTTGACGGATAGAACGTAGGAATTAGCACACCATTATTGTGCTTCTGCTTTGCTGCATCTGGTAGTGGTGAAAAGAGCTTACTAACGCCCTTTGATGGTGTAGGATTTGTCTGATTAGCTGCCTTCTCTGCTGCGATTGGCATGTTCATCTTTCCCATTTTTCAAACCTCTTTCTAGCTACTTTTCGAGTAGCGCATCAAATCTCGCTCATTTCTAGGAGCGGTTAACCCAGTATTACCCGGTTTTTGCTGTATTAGACCAATTACTTCCTTGATGTGGAAACTCTTAGCATTCAATCTCTCAGCTACTATACGAACAATTTCGTAATTCTCAGATAACTTACTCTCTGTATTTACGACATCTTCGTAATACCATGCTGGATCTTGGTTAATGTATCGGAACATGGAATTCTTGTATTCTTCCAAGGATTCGCTGCAACTTGCTCGCTTATTGGCGATAAGGTAGCCAGCATTAGCAAACTGTTCCCTTTGGCTGTCGGTTGTTTCTTTACCATACATATTGATAACTGTATCGGTAATAGAATCAATCGTCGCTTTTGTTTCGCCGTAAGAAATGAGCACATCTTTAGCGAATTTCTTATTCCATGCCCACCAACGGCTTTTCCAATCCTCTTTGAAATTATCCAGCTTTGTCTTTAGCCTTAATGCAAAAGCTTCCCAGTAGGCTTGGACGCTGGCATGAGTGTGCAATAAGTCGTCAATTTCCTCATCATCGAACCTTAGCATAGCTTCGATGTCAGTTTCCGTCATAGTTTCATCAAGTGCGAAACTTAACCCAGTTTCCTTTGATGAGGATAATGTAAATTTACTTGTCAAGAGTGTTCATCCTCATTCTCATCATAAATTCCCGATGTCCAATCAACACCAAGCTTACGAATCAGATCCGTAAAGTCCTCAAGGTCATGCTTACGAATACCTGAATTTCCCTCTTTTATGTGCATCATCTCATGAAGCAATACATACTTCTCTTGCTTTTCACGTAGCCCAGTTTCGCCAGCATCAAATCGCTCAAGTGGCGCATTGTTCAAAGCAATGATGTAAGATATGTCCAGCAGATCATCAAGGAATTGCGTATGTTCAGCAGTTTCGTCAAAATCTTCAACGATAATTTGATTCTTCTTTAGCGCCATATAGGCATACCACGTTAGCATGTTCTTTGGTGGTGCAATGTACCAACACTTGCCAAGCCACTTTGCGTTGGGATCAGAGACTCTTACAAAAGCGACTTTGGTAAGGTCTACATGACCAACTTCATTTTGGAATTCAACAATAAGATCCCTTGCGACTGTCCTTAGCCCTTCATCCAGAATCCACTCACTGCCGTTTTTACTTTCGATAATCATCTGTCTGTTCTCCTTGCACTGCGCTTCGCTGTGCCGCCACCACCATAAAGCTTTTTCCCAATACTTGTACTCTTTTGTCCACTACGCTTTGCACCAGCTATTAGCCAATCTTGCCACTTTCCTTCATAATCCGTATCAGCAAACCCTTTACCTTCAAGAACTAGCCCACAAGTTCTGCACCTTAAACGAAAATACGAACAAAATTTCTCTGTTGGCCATACTGAACACTGCATTGCCAAAAAAGCTGTCTTATCCCGATTAGCGCATCGGGGACATCGCAAATCAGTTGTCCAAGGAGCAGGCACAATGCTTAAACTACAGCTTTCTGCGTATGCTCAATATAACAATTACAAATACTAGTAGGCCGATCTATCATCACCGTCCCATCTTTTACATGAATCTTGTACATAATAGACCTTCCACGCAAAAGACGCAGACTAAGCCCGAATCTTGTACTCCAGAACCAAGAACGAATTCTCTGGGACAGGGTTAATTCCCGCCTTAGCCGTTGCCTAAGTTCCTGCTCAGTCACATCTTTCAAAGCTGCATTCTTCATTATTCTGCCTTTTCCTTAATTTCATAGCCGTCCGGAATGTAATTCATCGCCACAACTGCTTCACGCACAACATCATTGAAATTTCCTTCAACAATGAAAGAACTACCACAAGAATTTACCCAGATTTCATCCTTCAATTGACGAACAATTATGTTTTCCGGGTTGAGTGCCAAAGATTCCCCGGTTTCTTTGAGTATAAAAATTGCTAGGCGCATTCCTTAACCTTCTTTGCAAACTTAGCCAATGATTTCTCACCTTCATCAAACTGCTTTACCCAATTTGAATAAACATCTGCGCCGTAAGCATTACAAAGTTCATCACAAAGAATATCACCTAGCTCGTCCCAGCCAATACTTTCGTCAGCAAGACTATGCTTTCGATATGCCATTTCGATAGCTCGCAAAACCCTGTCTTTCGGTGTAACCACTGTACAAATCAGGGAATGTTCCTTCCACCCTTTTGGATCTTCTGGAAACCCCTTGTGGCATTTCCCGCATACCCAAACCCGGTCTTCGTCTTCATCTCTGCAACCACAGCCCATTAGCCCACCTTCCTACACCAACTAGGAACACTGTGTCCTACATGAAAACCAAAACAATACGGACACGAATATGTCTCAAGCTCTTCGTTATATGAAGTCTTCATTATTAGCACTTTTTGATCAGCCTCTTCCTTCGTTGCATACCTTATCTTACGAGCACAGGAGTTATGTTTAGTAGACGCTCTGTTTTGTCTTGTCGGAACATAAACCTGAATCATTGCCTTTCTCCATCAGTTAAAAGTTCCCTCTGTCAAAAGCTGCTTGAACAACTTCATCGTTCGCTTACCAATTTCTTTCCGTGCTGCTTTACTCTCAATAATCTCGCCGGAAGCCTCACGCGAAACATCCTCAAGCATTGCCTTGATAATCTTCGTGGCATCTTCCATTTTAGGCTCTGGGAAACCGTCAAGAACATGCTGAAGACGCATAACCGTTACCCACTCTTCACTAATCGCCTTTGCATCTTCCAAAGCCTTGATTTCATCGGGATCAGAAAACTTTGGCGTATGTTCGCGCTCTGCAAACTCTGGGCGCTTATGCTTGCAAATGATTCTACCTTCCCCGTTAATCGTCACTTCGATTGGGGGGTGTAGGACCACGCCTTCCCGCATATGACCCGCCCCAAGGCCATTCCTGACCGCCTGAACGCTATCTGCCATGATAGCCGCGTTGATTGCCTCTTCCGTTGTGTCAATCAATTCATAATGTACGAACTCAAAACCAAGACTAGTTGCCAATCTATCGGCTTGTGGAACACTCAGCCATTGATCCTCATTAAGCAAGACTTCGAAAGCAACGAACTTCAACTCTTTTCCATAGGTAGCCGACATACCCTGAAGCTTTCCACCATAAGCTTCACCGTAGATAGTGATAGACTTTGTGGTAGGGTGCTCAAGGAAGTTTTGCTCGAATGTTGCCTTCAGCTTTTCCTGATCAAACAAAGAAACAAATTGCTCATGCTTTGAACCACCAGAAAAAAACTTGAGTTCCTTCGTTTCAGCATTGTATCGTACATGGGCAGAAGTACCGTGAATCTTCTCAAGTGCCCAACATTGCTTGAAAATTAGGATTACCTTATTGCGATAAAGGTTCTCTATATGTCGGTAGCCGATGTTACACCTTCCTTTCTAATTCAGTCTCGCCTTCGTCTCTACCAGCATAAGCACTAAATCTTGGTTGTCAAGCCCTTGCCACAATATGGGCAAAAACTTCGCAAATTTACCTTTTCCTCAAGCTCTGCAATGTAGAAAAGCATATCTTGAACCGTTCTTGCGTTTACTAGTGACAAAGCTGAATCAACATCTTCAACAAGTCGCATAGTTCGCTCCATTAGTCTTGCGTCCATGTTAACTCTCCAATTTCTTTATGGCCTCATCAAGCATTTTATTGGCTTCTTCGTTCTCACAATCCACCGCAATACTGGCTAACGCAACAGCCATATCGGAAACACATCTACTATCAGGCGGTTCGTACCTCATAAGCATATCTACGGCAACTTCCAGCACTTTTTTAACCCTTTTGTTAGCCTTCTCAAGTTCCTCCACCTTGCGCTCTGCTTCGCTGGCGCGGCGCAGAGCTTCACCAAGTGCGCCACAATGTGCCCAAAGGTTGTCTTTGCAGGGGTAATTTTTGGACATTAGATAACCCTCTCTGGCTTGTTCGTCTGGTACTCAACCCAAATTCCACGTTCAGGTACAATATCGTTCATTGAAGTACCCCAGCAGTCAGACCACATCATCCGGAATTCGTACAAAGAGATAGAATAGTTATCGAAAGAAGCTAGAAGCTCAATTGCGTCTTTCTGGTTGTACGCACAGACATTTGCTGTACACTGCTTGAATTTTCCAGCAACAGTAGTAGCAATAAGACCGTTCCAAACCTTTAGTGAACGTTTACGAGACATTACTTTACCTTCTTCATCTGCTTTTTGTCAAATTGGCCAATCGTTGTCTCTACGTACCAAGAAATTAGGCCAACGTTAAGGCAAGACTGTACTTTACACATTGCCTCTTCTTTGGTGAGAAATACCCCAGGATGAACCAAGCCAACACGGGCCATTCCGGAATCCCCGTTAGCGTCAAACGCCAGAACTACGTAAACCTTGTCCATACTCGCCTCCTGACCATATAGTAAGGATGAATTTGGGAATGTCAAGGGGGGATTTTGAAATTCTTTAGGGCTTAACGTACATGAGGTCAATACCATAGAATTCTTTGATGGCGTCTTTGATCCTTGTGACCCTGGGTGATTTATTACCACTGCCCCAACCCCAATTGCCAAAGGAGCTACGGTTGACTAATCGCCAAGCCACGTCGAAAAGTGAAGTCCCATTGGCATCCGATTCTTTGCGGGCATTGATGAAGAGTTTGTAGGCTGCTCCGGGATTATTTTGCCAGAGGTTCCAGAATAATGCAGGAGATAGCGTGGTCCAGTCGTCATTGAGGAGATTACGAATTGTTTTGTATTCACCTAATGGGGGACGGACTGGATCTAGAGCATGAATTAACTCATTTTTACCGAACTGCTCCTGTGCTCGTTGAACACGGGGATCTTGGCCGATTGTTCCGAAAAGGATCGCCAGTTGAAGGGCTGAGTCTTTGCTAGACATGCAAATATCGACTATTCGCTTTTTCTGGCTGGGGAAAGCAGGATTTAGTATCTGTTTCTTGGCAATGTCGTAAAACTTGCCTGAAGAGATTGAAAAATTGAACTTAGAGAATTTGTCTTGTAGTTTTAAATCGTCCCAAAGCGTTGTGCAAATTTCATCGGACTCGACTAGAATTGTTTTGAAGGATTCTAGAAGACGTTGCAAGCGGCCAGAAGTAAACGTGTGCCGGAGAAACCCCCAGGTACAACCCGTTCCGTCGAACATTGCCACAGAGTTGTAGGAACCCTCGCTTCTGGCAATAACACCCATAATCTTTGTCCACTCGCCCCACGGAGCAGGGGGGTTAAATTTTGCGGAGCCAAGCACACGCGGCCCTTCCATATCCTTGAAGTGTACCCAATCAACCTTTATTGGATTTGTCATATTCTTCCTTCCATTTCAGATACTTTGCCATTAACGTTTCGAGAGTTACACCGGGAGGCGCATCATAATGCCAGTCCCTATGTTTAGCCTTATGCTCCTTAACCCACATTGGTTGCATATTACTTACGTTGAAAGACTTCTTTTGATTTTCAGGAATCTTCTGATCAAACGAAACAAGGGGAATTACATGATCAATTTCCCACCCCTTTGTGGAATTATTATTCCAACTCATTTCCTCTCCAGTTTCTGGGTTTGGATAAAATTGGGACTCTATATATGCGCGAGCAACACTAATAGAACATCCTACCAATTCCATAGTAGAAGCTGATTTCCAGCCTTTTTTTATAGCAGACCTTACCCGCGCCCGACACCGCACCAATAGCCTATACTCAGGGTCTGTCAGCATTCTCATTCTTCTGTTTTCCCTATTATATGTATTAAGTTTCTCCCTACCTTCCGGAGTAGCCCTATATGCTCGCCGTGTTTCCAAGGCCTCTTTCTTATGCGCCTCTCGATAAGCTTTTCTGTACTCAGCCTGCTCTTCTTTATGCTTCTCATAGGATTTTTTACAAGTCTCTTTCCTTATCTCCTTGTTGTTGTGTGCATACTCTAATAGTCTTGCATTCTCTTTATCTCTCCACGCCCTATCTTGCCTATCTCTAAAGACTTTTGTTGCCTTTGCCGTACATTCTATGCACCACACAGACAAACCATCGACAACAAACTTATCCACATAAAAAAGAGGGGAACCTTTTTCTTTTTTACAGCGAGTACAATATTTAGAAGCGACCGGAACCCGGCTACCCGAATCAAATTCCGCTTTAAGTTGTTTTCTCCTGTTTTTTGCCCAAACTTTATGCTGTTCTTCATATTGTAAACGAACTATTCTATTTTTCGCGTTAAAACACTCTTTGCACTCATTCAAATGCCCATCTTTTGCCCCAGTCCTCTTTGGAAACAAATCAAGGAGTTTTACTTCTTTGCAAGTCCTACAGGGTTTCGATACTGGTATTTGTTCATCTATCATAGTCATATAATATAACATACGATAGGTAGGAGAAATAAAGAACAGACACTTAAATTTTATTGGAAAATATTTAACCTTTGTCAGACCATCGCTGACAAACCGATGTGTCAACTAATAACGGAACTTCGAACTTTGTGAACTCCCGCAACCAAGTACACATGAAGTAATCCATTATACGTTCTGCTTTTTCAACCTCTTCATCTTTTACCAGAGCTATCAACTCATCGTGGACGTAGTTCACCATTGAAGCATCCATCTTCTCATCTATAAAGGCTTGGCTAATTTGAATGAATGCCAATGATGCACACTCTGCACTCCCCCCCTGGATCGGACTATTAACTGCCTGACGCAATGCACCATTTACTTTTGATAGAACAAATTTTCTTTCTCTGTTAATTGAGCACCCAACTATGTAATTGCAAGACAAGCAATGAGAAAAAGAATTCATATTTCCTTTTGCTTTAATCAATTGCTTAATATCAAACTCAGAAACATTGTATAAATCATTTGGATCAATACCCAACCAGCCGGGGAACGGTCCGTCGCGATAACACCTTGGTCTTACCGAATCATCTGGCCACTTCATAGCTTGTGGAATTGGAGCCATTGCTTCTGGCAAATGTCTCCTACGACCAAACATTGTAGTTACAAAACCGTGGGTTTTTACGAACCCATGAATTGAATCAATCCAAGCTTTTAATGTCTTGGCCACACCAAAGAACTCATCATTAATTAGATGATCGGCTTCCTCATATGAAATATTCAAAGCCTTGGAAAGAGAAAAGGTTGATTCCCCATACAACAGGCCGAATGAAATGCTTTTTGCCGCAGACCTTTGTTCCTTGTACAACTCCTTCACATCATGCACATCACAAGGTAAATGATAAACACGATGTGCCATTTGAGCGTGTAAATCTTCGTTGTTGTTTAACCAATCAATCCACACGGGTTCTTTTGAGAGGTGCGCTGCCATACGCAATTCCATCTGGGAGAAATCTTTGAAAATAAACTTGTATCCTTGTGGTGCTAAATAAATACTCTTTACAATGTCCCCCCCATTTTCTGTCTTAGGAAGGTTAGTCATGTTTGGTTGATTTGAGCGAAGACGTCCGGTCAACGTATCAAGAAAAAATGAGCTATGTATGATTCCAATCTTCCCGTCATCTGCATACTCTCTTACATAATCTATTGCTGGCTGAACATAGGTTCCTTGTATCTTTTGCGCTCTTCTATATTTGAGCAAAGGTTCAATAACGGGATGTGTCAATTCCGACAAAGCCTCAATATCAACAACCCATTTATGATGTTCCCCTTTCCTACCTGGAGGTTTTAATTGATCAAAAAGGATCTCACCTAACTGATCATTACTTCCAACATTAAATTCTTTTCCAATAATTGACCAAATCTCCTTTTGCGAGGATTCCATAATTGCCAATTGATCTATTACAATTTGTTTAGCTCTTTCCAAATCAACTGGCATACCTGCTAGCTCAAGCAATAAGATATGATGCGACAATGGCATTACAATATTTTCGAATGCCCAAGTTAGTCCTTCGTCTTCCATCATCTTTGCAAAAACAAACTTCAGCGCAAGAACGTAACAGGAATCCGAGCAGCCGTAGGGATAGAGAGTTTCTATTGGAACCTTAGAGTAACGTTGCAGCCTCGGATCAAAGTACTTTAATGCGGACTTTAAATCATCTTTGAATTGGGAAGCCTCTGTTGAAAGGTAAAAGTCAGAACAACCCAACTTCGTGACATTGCCTTCGTCATCAAAGTCAGACTTCAATGCGTGAGAACAATCGGAACGCGATTCATTTATCAAACTGTGGGCAAGCATCGTGTCAAATGCAAACCCACGCACCCTGATCCCCAAAAGAGTACATAATTTTCCAATATCAAACTTTCCGTTATGGGCAATCTTGGGTTGGTCCGATTCCAGAACTCCCCTTAGCAACTCAACAACATCGTTTTGCTTCTTTCCCCAGAAAGGGTCATCATTAGATTTAGTTAATGGAATGTAAGCAGCGTTGCAAGGAACCCAAGGATCAGGACACTCGCTAAGGCCCCACGCAAAGCTCAGGCCACACAATACTTCGGGGTACACGCCCTCTAGTTTCACTTTTGATGTGGGGTGAGAGGTTTCTGTGTCAAAAGCGAGTTCTGGGGCCTTTTTGAGTTCACCAACTAACCATTGCAACTTCTGAAAGGTGTTAATCAGAAAGAAACAAGAAGGTACCTGGGCATTGGAAAAAAACAAAGTTATTCCTTATCCTCTGGTTCGCCATATGAGCCCTCTGACACCCCATCCAAGCTCCGATCTTCTTCTGCATACCTTGCCCTACGAATTTCAGCATGGCGCAAGGAAATCCATTTCTGTGCCTCTACAATTGCAATTAGAATGTCAGGCAGATCCCGCTGTTGGATATATGGCCCGCGCTTCCTCGAACCATCCTGTGAAAGAAACTCACGACACAGCCTCGCGTCGTAAAACACCTTTACACCATCTCTGGATCTTGACTCGTATACCTCACATACACCTGCCCCCTCAATGAAACTCTGTACTAGAACACGTTGCGCATCAAACTTCTCTTCAGTCATTTTGTACCTCTGCTTCAGTTAAGTCCCGTTATTGGGAATCACTTGCCATTTAGAGCCTTTAATTTCAGAACATCAGCTTTCCTCACATGTTTAGTTCCTCTAATTTTCACAACTTTCAAATTTCCTTTTTTTGCGTGACTGTACAAATTAACGTAACTACACCCGTATAAATCGGCTGCTGAGCTAATAGTCAGCCAATCTTCGCCTAATTCCTCCTCCCCATCCCCGCAGGCAATTTTCGGCTCATCCTTCAGCGAATTCTTCTTCATCGCCGCAGTCCTAGAAGAACTCAACGCATTTTTCGGTGAATCCTTGACCAATTTCTTCGGCAAATTCCCCTTTTCAAAATCGATACCCAATTGCAAATCCCCACGCACTGCCGCATTCGGTCCATGCTTTTCAAGATCCGCTAACCGCTCCTGAACATTTTGGTAAAGCTTTTCGTAATCCATTTTGCCAAGAAATTCGACAGCATTGCCAAAGTCATCGCCCCCTAAGCCAATTCTATATGCAAATACGACTAGGCAAAATCGGCTAATATTGCAAGTGATTTGGCAAGATCTTTCGAAAATATGTTGGCAAAACCGGCACTCAGTCCCACCAGCCAATTTAGCAGCAGGATTACACTCATGGGCAGTCAGTGAAGGATGGCTGAAGCATTCGACACCAATAGCGTCATCGGGCAAATTCACGCTATAGAATTTGCTAATTCTTTCCGCCATTTCCTTATCCAATGGCAGCTTATGTTTCCAGACTAGCAGTTCTTTTTTATTTTCCATTCATTCACCTTTTTCTAACATCGCTCTCAACTTTATTACTTCTAGTCTATATCCAATTATACAATACAACCCAGATTTTCCATCTCGCTTACAGGTACTAGGCTCATACTGTTCCCAAGTAGATTTATTATATGATGGACACTTTTCCCTACTACAAAAGAAATCGTAATCCTCAACTCTTGGATTTATCTCTTTGTCCATTATAAATTACCTTCTTCTTTTTCAGCAATGAGTCTTCCACAAAATGGGCAAAATAGAAAACCTTTTTCAATACGACTGTAATTCTCAAAATCTATAGTTTTATCGCAAGAAGTTTCATAATGATATGCAGTATTATATCGATCATGCCAAAAACAAAAATCTCGGCTCAATGTATCTCTTAGTTCCATTTCTCACCCACTAAACTTTGTTAACGCCACCTTTTTATCACCAGAACACATATACACGAAAGACTTGGTTCCTATATAAATTTTGACATCATCTCCGTCCATTGCCTTGAGTGCTTCCATCATTGCTTTTCTATGAACGCCAAAGTCTTCTGCTTCTGAAGGTAAATCAATAACAACCAAATTCTCGGCAACTTCTGTGCCCTTGTAAGTCTTGCACGATATTCGCCAAGTATTTTGGTCATTTTCGATACGTGTCCAGATAGCTCCTGTTTCATCATTTCCCATTACAGCATGGATGGACGTGAGAATATTGATAAGATCCTTGCGATTAGCTGTAAATGAATTGCCATCAGGTTCCCCAAACATTGTGAAAAGATCCTGGGGCAGTTTATCATCAAGGAGCATGGAATAGAATGTAACCCCGCTAGCCAATACCACGCCAAATACATTGTCGTTGAGCAGGAGGGCTTTCCTATCCTTGTCCTTGAATCCTTTGAGTACCAAGGCGGCTTCTGATGAAATGACAATACGAGGGCAATTGAAGGCCTTAGAATCGGTAACGACTACACCACAACTTGCGAAGCCCAATTTCGCAAATTTTGTGTAAGATTCACCGCACTCTACGAGAATACCCTTGAAACGCTTGTCCTCTTTGATAGCTTTGGCGCAGTATATGAGATTGTTTACGAAATCCGGAATTTCGTAAGTTGTTAGATCCTTCAATGTTATAAAGTCAATAATCGTATCGAGCATTGGGAGTTTGGCTTCGGTTTCCCCCTGCTTGATGAATAGTCTAGCTTTTGCTGGATTGAATTCTATTGGTAACTTTTTATCCAGCTTTTTTACAACTGCTGTAAAATTATCCGAATTGACACCAAAAGCGAATTCGTCGGGAATTGACAAATCTTGGATAAACGTGACGTAGAACTCCGTAGATTTTGCGTATATGTGCAGAATTCCGCCAGTATTACGGAAAAATACGTGAGTATTATCCGACATTTTGTCAACGCATCGGCAAAAATCAGCAAGCATTTGGTAATTTAAAGTGAAACTCATATGTTCCTCGCCACATCTACATGAACAACTGAAACAACCTCAACAATTGGATCTACTACACCATGAAAATCATCAAACAGAGGATAGGGAAAAGTACGAACAGCATAAAGCCAAGGAGCAAATCCATCTTCCCAATCTCTCCAAAATACCTCAGTAATTTTCCACAAAATGGTATCCATTCCTAGCCCCACATAAACATTGTGCCTAATCCGGCTGCGAAAAAACACAAACCCATATACGGACTATCGCTAAAAATTACAGCACAGGCACAAGCACCCCACATAGCTGCTGTTGCTAGACCTTTTCCCATGTTACTTCACTTTCCTTACTAATGTCCAACCATAAATTTCCAACCATACTGTCAATGGATGGCAAGGGTCATCGCTGGCTTCACTGGCAATTTCCTTGTACACTTCATCATCAACGTCTTTGAATTCCATCAATTTTGTAAATGGAAATTCCTCATCGGCATCAATAACAAGACCATCAAAACAATCCTTCAAATCCCGTATATCCGTATAAACTAGAAGATCCAAATCCTGTGCTGCATCCATTACAGCTTGCCTATCGGTTGGATCTATGTAGTTTTCCTTATCACACGTATGTTTTGTTTTCACGCTAAATTCCTCCAACCACCAACATAATCATGCTGCACACGTTGTCAAGTGTACCGGCTCAACTTTTTGAAAATAAAGAGGTTGTACTACTGTCAAATCCATTGCTGCCCTTTTGATTTGTTTTTTGCACGAATATACGCAATTTTTTGATAAATTACAGCATCTTGATAATTCGGTGTTCGAACTGTAAGGACTTTCCAACATTTCCGCTAATACCACCAGCGCATTTTGGGAAATTCTGTACATAATCTTCTTGAGCATTTCCCGTGCTGCTGTGGTAGATTCTTGGTCACTGTGGGTATCCTTGAACATATTGCTAAACATTTCAGAATCTTTTGTGCTGAAATCACATTCCAGAATCTCTTGACCAATTCTTTCGACAATCTTGATTTTGCACTTTTTGGCACTAGTACGCAACCAACCATTTCGTTGTGTGAAATATAGCGTAAGCATGTCCAAATACTGTTGGCGAATCACCTTGTACATGTAGGAAGCCAAAGAGCTTTTCTTTACGGAAACTATGTGCTTATACTGTACCCAAAATTTCTCTAATTTTTTAGTTTTCTTGTATTTGGGGGTAATCAATCTAGCGCATTTTCCGTCACGCATGTCCATTTCGTACAATCTGCCCTTATACCTGAATAATGGGGCTTTATACGCCACATTCGCCTCTACAGCAGCTAATAGCAAATCCTGTGTTAAATCAATTGGATCTTTATGAGTAATCCTTTGCAAATCATTGGCCGTAGATTTCAAAAGCGGTAGCCATTTTTTGAGAGCATTGGCCAACGCTGGTTCCGTTCGTTTTAATCCATCAATTGTTGAATTTAGTAAATCTGTTACTGATTGCATTCCCCCTCCAAATGTTGTTGAATTTCCAAGAACCTTTCTTTACTAAGGCTTCCCGGATCTTCGTCTAATTCCAACTTAACAACATTTGGATGTAATTCAAACGCTTCTAGTTCGCAATAAAGCTTCTTTACGAAATCTTTTTTAAATTTCTTTCCAATTACGACATCGCCATCCAAACAAACAATTGGCCGTAAACCATACAACGTGCAAAGATAGAAAATCTTGTTGAACTGTGCTGATGTGGCTTCCTTGGTGAACAATCCCACAGATTGAACACCGTATGTCGTCAATTTCCAGACATCCGATGCTCCTTCTACGATCCACAAATCGGGGGTTCTGTTATTTATCAACCAACCGCCATAAAGCATTTGTTGCACAGGACTACCAGAAGGAAATTGCCACCTTTGTTTTTTGAGAGGATTCAAATAACGTACTTGAAACGTTTTGTAGGTTCCATCTATTTCAAAAATTGGTGAAACAATTGAATCCCCAAGCTGTACTTCATCACATTTTCCGAATTTGCCGAGCATCAAGCCAAACTGATCGATAATGGATTGGCCAAGTTGTCGCTTCTCAAGATATTCGCAATTTGCCAAAGGTGCGAGAAATTGAGGAGATGGCCATTGGTTAATCTTTGGCGTATTATTAAAACTGTCTTCTATTCCTAGCAGTCTATCGATATTTACTTCGGTATGTGAATCTTTTAGTCTTTTGTAAACCTCTCGCCAAGAAGTAAGCCCTTCCATGAGCTTGTAAAACAGGAAGAAATTACCACGTACTCCGCATTTGGAAGATCCACAAACAAATAAGCCACGATCTACATCAATTGAGAAAGACGGGTGCCTATCGTCGTGGAATGGACAGCGGGTATGGATTTTGCCACTAAAATTTGGTGACTTATCCGGGAATTTAGAAAGTATGTAGGATTTGGGAGTCAAAACTGTGTCTTCTTCCAACGACCTTTTTCATCTCTTGGAACATTCTTCATTTCACCCCTAAGTGCTGCTTTATCTCGTTCAGACCACTCAGTCCGTGCTGTAGTAAGCAACGGTGCAGACAACAAAAAGCCTTTAGCAGTTATTTTTACAACTTCTGTAACAGGAACTTCAATTTCTTTACCAAAAGAAAACTTACGAACAAGCAGCACTGGAGTCTTTTTTGTTATTACCATATATCCCGGTTCATAGTCATCATAAGTTCCGCCCCCATGATTTACCGGACCATCACACCGCCAAGAGCACCCTGAAACCCAAGCAATAAAAGGGGTACAAGGCTGAACAACCCAAACATGCGCCCCAGGATTACTAATATCTACCAAACAAGCCTGCACAGACACCTTTGTACCTATCGGATATTGCTCTAGTAACTCCCACTCTTTTTGATGTTTTCGTTTCATTGTTTTCTCCTCTCAGCTTCATACTGCTCATACAAAACATGAGCTTGATCCATAATTCTCTTGTGCATAAAATTTCCACAAATTTCCTTTGTCGCCTCAATATAGAAATCAACAATTTCCCGCGAACTACTTCTCTTTGGGCGCAACTTATTAATTTCTGCTTGAAGATTTGAAATTTCTGCGCCTAAGAACTCCACCCTCCTATTGTATTGATCCCGCTCCTCCGCACCACAAAGATAAGGTTTACGCAATTTGACTTGTGCCAACTCTTGCTGCTTTCCCTTAACAACACGAACAAGAGCTGCCCTTTTATCTTCCTTTGTCCATTCGTCCCAATCTGGAAAATAAGCAGAAACATTTTTCGGCTTTACAACAGAAGCCTGATACTGCTGAAATTGTGACGCCTTCTTATACACAAAACACCTCGAATAAATTAGAAAGGATTTACCTTCAGAGCATTTTTCCACAAATCATGCATACTTCGTTCAATTACCATGCGAGCAATATCAGCATCCAGCACAATTTCTGGAATCTTTATTTGACCGCTACGAATAAAAGCAGGAGAAAGAACAATCAAACCTTCCTCCTCCTCTTTCTCATTCTGGTCAATATTTATGGTCAAGTCAACGCCTTGAGAAATACCAACAGATTTCCCTTGATGCGCCTTATTCAAACGTTCCGCTGTTGCCCCTTCTACTTTTGATTGGGAAGCAACAATTCCCAAAGTATTGAACGCATCCAAATGGTTCTTCAAATCCCAAACACTTCTAGTCTGATTCAAATGGTCTTCCTTGCGAATCAGGGAAGGTTTGATCAGGTTAAGGTAGTCCCATACTTCCAATGCAAATGAAATGCCTTCTCTGTCCTGCAACTTCTTTACTTCGTCCTCAACTTGCTGAACTGTTGTCTCTTGTGGCGTACATTTGATAATCTTCAGCCTGTTATTCCAATTTCTCATCCAATCAAACAGCCGATCCATACTATCTTTTTCTTCAGCCGTTATCAAATAATTTCTAATACGGTCAAAGTTGGTTTCCATGAACATAGCATCAAAACGAGCAGTAGTCAACTCCATCGAATTCTCAAACGTTATGTGCAAAACGTTGAAACCTTGAAGAACCCCAGCATACGACATTGCATTCAAAATGATTGACTTGTACCGTTTAAAAGGAGCAAGGAAATTGACAATCATTGGAGCTTTCAAAACAAATTGAGCGTCCAAACCCCTGATACCAGTCAAAATTCTTGGATTGATAGAAGGGTTGTCTCTTTCCAGTTTCCTGCGCTGTTGCCGTTCCTGATAATTTTCGGCATAGTCGATATACTGGAATTTCTTTCCTTCAATAACTGCCTGCGCTGCGCTTACACCTTCCCGAATGTCCTTCAAACAAAAATCAATTCTGTCTGACCTATTCAACGCCTCAAATGCTTGGCGGATTTTTGAATTCACAACGGACCACGCAACATATGCCGTGAATTTGTCCTTAGCATCATCTTCGAATGTCAAATTCCTGTTGTAAAGTGCGGAAAGCTGTTCCTTGTACCTGTCCCGCGTTTCGTCATCCGGAACACTTGTCAATTCCTGATCAAGATAACCAAACGGAAGCCTTTTCCATGCTCTAGCCTTGAGGATTTTGACAAGCCATTTGTAAGATTCTACATTGAAGAAATCCGCCTCAATTGCTTCCAGCGTTTCATCCGTAGCAACATCCACACCTTGCACCAGAGCAGCAAGGAACTCAGCCTCAACTTTGGAATCAAGTATCATATCGGCCAATCCGTCCTACTGTCCATCAATCGCAAATCTTCCCCACCCCCAACCTCAACTGCCCTGAAAACCTTACCCCGGCCAATTACCCCATCTGGCCGAATTTCTAGCAAAGAATCCAAAGTGTGCTGATACTTTTCGGCAATAAATTTGGGTGGATAGTTTGTGGTAATAATTGTTGATAATCTGTTATCTCTACGGTAATGAAGAACTTGCTGAAGCGTTGCTAAAAATGCTTCCTTTTTCCATGAAGATTCCGCAGCTTCCGCGCCCAAATCGTCCAACACATATACGGAAGATTGCCACAATTGTCCATCTTCTGCACTGAAATTCATTTGCAATCTTTGGGCAGTCTCAAAACCATAGGATCTGTCTCTGGAATAGTTCTCCGTCCGTTGAAAATACTTTGCCAATACATAAGTCAAATAATGTGCTAATGTTGTTTTACCCCTGCCCTTTTCCGAAGAATACATAAACAACGATAAACCCTTTTGCAGCACATCAACAGGTGAATTTGCCCAATAATTGACGAAATCTTCACCCGATTCGAACTTTGGGTAAACATATTCGTCACTACTTACGAAATCCAAGGTTTCGTCACAAAATCCACCACCTAATAAACGATTATACGCACGAAACTTGACTAAGCAATTGCAAAGTATTAGCTCGCCCGCTGCATTACACAGCTTTCCTTCTCCTTGACACAGAAGGCAGGAACCGACTATTTCGTCTTTTAGTGTCATTATCTAGAAATTGCCGCCAGTGCAGCAATAAACACAATGCACACTATAAGCTCTGCAAACAACTGGTCCATCTTTACTCGCTTTTCTTCAATTCCCAACTATCACAAATGCCCCAACTTGCAACTTCTCGGGAAACGGCCCATTCGTCCCAAAGACCCCATTGTTTGCTCTTAAACTCTAAATTCCTGTCACACCATTCCTTAGTTACGGTGTTTCCCTCATAAGGAATATCTCCAGAGCATTCCCCCATAGCCACACTTCCGCACTTTGGACGTTCTGATTTGTCAATGTGACAAAAATAAACATTAGGCTCATCATACTCGCTCATTCGGAAAACCTTAGCGCAGTTGTAGCACCCGTTCTGGACTTTGTAACTATCAGGTCGCATCTTGCATTTCCTCTGGTGGTTGATGCCAACCAAATTTAGGATCTGCACTACGCTTCTTATCGCATTCTGGACAAAGCGTTCTAATCCAGTGTTCATTTGTCCGAATTTTCACTTCTCGGGCAGTTCCACAAATTTCACAGATATACTTTGAGAATGTGTAATACTTGCTCAAAATATTTGTGATTTCTTCGGAACAAGGCTCAGTGTAAACAGTCAATTGCGCGAACTTTTCCTTGAGTTGTACTACCTTGATTTGATCCCCACCAGGAAGAGCGGTTAATTCCTTAGCCATTTGGAGAATCAGGGCGTACCAACCCGAACTACACTCGAATTCATGCCTGAACATAGATCCAAAAAGAGTTGGAAATTGTTCTAGCAAGGAATTGTCAAGTTCTTTCTTCATCTAATTTCCTTCTTTTCTAAAATTTCCCGTTCAGCTTCTAAATCTCTGGTAATGGCTTTCTCTGATGAAAAAGCCTCACCGTACCTCTTTCTGAGCTTGAGAATATTCAGTGTCATGCTCTCACTAAAATTGCTAGATAAAGCGTTAAGCATAACAGCAAGATACCAACATGCATCGCCCACCTCTTCAATAAGATTTACTTCATCAATTGGCTTACCATAGTAAATATGCTTCTTTAATACATCCAGCACTTCCCCTGCCTCTGTGGATAAACCAAGAGCAGCATGGAGTAGCCTAATTGTTTTTTCATCCTGGATACGCCTCTTTAATGCGTCCATGTCCGTTGATTCAGTCTTCAGCACTTCTTGTGTATAGATTTCTGGTGTCAAATACGTGCTCCTCTCCATTTCACATTGCGAATAATTGCCCCACCATCCATTTGAAGGCCCAAACCATTCACATCCCATAACCCAGGAAAAGCCCCCCAAGCTGAATATTCTTGCCAGGTAGGAGTTTGAGTAATCCTGCTTTCCTTTTTCCATTCATCACGAAATAGTTTGAAATTCGTTGTGTCACACCTTATTAAATAATACTTATTTGTTGCGTAATGTCGAAGGCCCTTACGCTGTGATCCGTCCTTCCTGTAATAAAACCCTTCACCAGTTATCGAAGTAATTTCGTCAAGCTTGGAATCATCTGTTGAAAGGGGTCGCCAACCCTTGGGAATATATCCGTCAGGGAATTGGCAGAGCGGCGATAAACCAAGCGACAGACGAATATCTTTCCAAGGATCATTCATCTTTGCCAATAACGCGGGCAAATGCGGATCATCAAAAGAATTCAACAACACCGTAAGCGAAACCATGAAATTATCTTGATTTTTTTGCTTTGCCTTGTCCTTGATGAATGCCAAGCCCCTGCGGAACTTTTCCTCTAGCCAAACATCTAGTGGAATTCCTTGAGATTCCAATTGGCACATCTTATCCCACAGCCGATGATAACCAGCTAATGTCTTATTTTTAGAAGCTGTATAAACAGGAATAGCTACGTTATTAGCTTCAACAACTTTCTTCAAAGATACGTAAGCTCTTCCGCAATGCTCTACCTGCAATTGGATAAAATCTAACATAAATTGGGCCAACTTTTTAAAATTATCCGCAGATCCTACATGTGCGCGAAGTTTTTTAATCATTGGCCACATCATTGTGTTATTGACCAACAATGCGGGCCTTTCCCACGAAGTATAATCAGTGAGAATGAAGAGAAGTACATAATATGACCACGGATCAATGTCAAATTTCTTGAGCTTTAGATATAGATTATTCAGCGCCTTCTTTTGTGGTTTAAGACCAAGCCATCTGCCGGGATTATCGTGCCAAGGAGAAATTGTTCCTTCATATCCATAATATCCCCAAATTTGTCTAGAAACATGGAGAAGTGCCTGATTGGATAAGGTTTCCTTTTCCTTGTCCATACTACTGATCTCAGAACGAACTAAACGCTTTGACCAATCACCCATCATGCATCTTCTCCAGCCAACTCATCCTCCAACCGCTGAATTTCTAGTTTCGCTGCTACCAACTCATCCTCCAACGTACAAATCCTGTTGTTCGCCCACTCCGGAGAATGCCTACAAATCTTGATCAGAGGGACAAAGTTTCCATCAATATCCAAGTAATTTCTAGCTTTTACTTCATCCATTTTTCACTCCCACCCGTGCTTCTTTTTCAACATTTCGTAATTCAACCATTTTGCGTACAGATTTCCACAATTGGGACAGAATTTGTCGGAATATTTGTTTGGATCACCTTCTGCTGCGCCTTTTTCGGACCAAAACTGCGAACGTGGACCAGGGAAGTCCAGCCAACCCCAGCCGCATTTTTCACATCTATATTCCGCGATAATCTGCACATTTTTCACTGCAAATACTTTAGCAAATCTTCCCTGCCCATCTCCACTAATTTATCGTCAGGCGTAGTAACTGCTTCCACGATGTCCTGCTTTCCTATCAGCTTTTCTTTAATAAGCACGTCTACAGAATTGTCAACGTCTAAAAACATAATAGTTGCAGGTTTCGCACGAATCAGGTCCAAAGCTGTAGGATTTTCCATTTCTACCCGTCTGTGGATTCGATCCAAAGACTGATTATAGAGAACATACGAATAAGGTCTGTCAACGTAAATTGCTGTCCTAGCTCTTGCTAACCAGTCCGTACCCGTCCCCGCTTTTGCTGGAATCGCTACTGCTATTCTTGGCCAGCCGTTTGATTCAAAAGCCGTTGAAATTTTCTCCAGTTCTATATTGCTAATCCCACCATAAACCTTGACTGCCCCATATTGTTCGTTATAACGGTCAAAAAGTAGATCAACAGCCGCACGAAATTCGGTCCAAATCACGACCTTTTGTTCAGGATCGGCCAAAAGCTCTTCCAGGATATTATCTAATTCCACATACTTTGCTGAATCTCCCTCATTACCTAAAATTGAAGGATGGTTCAAACACTGCCTTAACCTAATGGCGTTTTCATTACTGCCTAAAAACTTTTGAACATTAATTAGCGAATCTGTTGCTAAACCCTTACGTGCTTCCCCGCATAAAACGCTGTACAAGGCCCGCTGCTGCCCTTCCAGTGTCACTACGCGGGTTATGAATGTCCTAGGTGGGAAGCCTTTCATATCAGCCTTGGAACGGCGTATAGAAACCCGCTCAAGACGCATTTTTAGCTCATCGAGGTTGCGATATCCAACGATCTTCAAATGCGAACCTTTGTGGCCATATTCCACAAGCTGCTTAACCACGAAATGGTTGTCAAATTTGGAAATATGTGGGACTTTTCCGTAATTGAGAATCTTGAGAATTACGTAAGCATTTAGCGGAGATTCGCTAACAGGTGTTCCCGTCATCGGAACCACCCTAGGGGCCTTCCCGTTATGATCCCTGCTGTGCATTATCAATTCTAGAACACATTGCGTCCTTTTTGCTGACAAATTTTTGTAATAATGGCCCTCGTCAATGATTATCAAGTCCCAAGGCATGTCAATCAGCAAACTACAAAGTTCGTTAACGGGCGTATTTCCCTTTGTTTGCACTAGATTTTCTGGATGAACAAGCATTACGTCAAAATTTCCAGAAGATTCCGCCGCCTTAGCATATTGCAGAGCATTTGCTTTACCTTGCGGAATAGGTGCTGGGCGAAAATACGTATGTTTCTTTATCTGTTTGGTAAAATCCAATAGTGGTGTACTTGGAACAATTACCAGGATTTTTTCAACCTCTGGCATAATTGAAGCCGCAGCTAAAATTTCCAAAGTTTTTCCGGACCCTAATGCGTCAAACAGACCACACCTTTTATTGTGGTACATATAAGCAATAGCGTTGTATTGATCCTCATACGGCGTACACTTCAATTTCCCTTGTAGAAGTTCTTTCATCTGGTCGTTGAATTCACCGGCTTTTATCCGATCATTTCTGTCTTCGATTGATAGCAAATAATTTAACCATTTATATGCATCTTCATCAACCCAGCGTTCATCAACAATATTCGCCTGATTTAGCTTTTGCTTGAGAATTTTCAGATCATCATAGGACATTGACCAGCTATTGTCTTCTTTCTCTACTGCACCAAGCAATGACTTGACCGTTAAGAAGATCGTTTGGTAATTTGGATGATTTGAATCCAACGTTACCAAAAAGTTCTTATTTTCTAGTAGAGAAATGTCTATCAAAAGTCAGTCTCCTCCAACAACTTTTCTACATCAGCAAGTCTTTCGTCCTCTTTTGACACCGTGCCCATTTCTTTAACTCTGCCCTTTATTAATGGAATACCTCTCATCCCAACGCCTGGGATAGATATCTCACGAACCGGGAAATCCTCGGAAATCGAATAGAAAGACTCAAATGTAAGTCTCTCATCTGTTCCCAAACCTGCCGTAGCCGTCTTAACTTCAATGTGGATGATTTCTCCATCAACAACCTCTCTGGTCCAAAGATACCAACTATTACCAAGCATTCCTTTTGCGGGGGAAGTAATCCATTTTCCATCATTCATTGAGTCATTCCAGGAACATTCCACATCATTTATCGTAGCCCGCACAAGTTGTCCATCCCGATTTCTTCCACGAGCCTTACGAAAACCTATTTGCAAAGCTATTTTCATCAATCAAACCGAATGTACCAATCTTCAGCAGGAATTTGAGTCGTTTTATCAAGTGCATCACAAAAGTGCTTATGCTGTGCTTTTTCCAGCTCTGAAACTAAATCCACAGGGGAAGATAAAAAGGCCTTTATTTGCTCTTCGTTAAGGATCTTTGGAAACTCATCACCTAACTGTGTCCAACCAACTCTAGGAACTCTTGAAAACAACTCTAAATATGGACCAGGGCTCAATTGCTCAACAATGTCAAAAAATGCGTCAGGCTTCCCAGAATGCCTTGTGTACGGAGCTTCAAAGGTAGACCGTATACTCTTACTCAAAACTTCTGGACGCCCCTTGATACCAATTAGGCAAACCTCATGCTCCATCCGAACTTGTCTGCCCATCCCAAACCAACGCTTACCTGTAGCCGTTTTCTTTAACCAAACTATTTCGGCTTTTGGTATGAATCCCCAAGCCCGCATTACACGCAAAGCCTCTTCCTGTTGTGAAGCTACACGCCAAAGAAATAAACGAGCATCCGGAGCTATTTGATTTACCAAATTTTCAGTTACTAAAAAATTCTCAATCTCTGCAATAGAAAGAACTGAATAATTCTTTTCCGCGCCACGGGAAGGACCGGGTAACTTATCACCAAAGGACCAGGGTGGATCTGCACAAATAGTTTTAAATAATTCTGTCATCACTTCTCCTCTGTACTCATGCTGTTTATTGCCGTTTCGTATTCGTCCAACTCTTCCTTTTTTCTGCTGCCCGTTGGTGGAAAATTCACTTCCATAAATTTCATTATAAGATCGATTAACGATTTTGCCATAGGTACAGACGGCACCCCGGTAATTCCAGAAGGCTCAAATTCCATGAACTTGAATTTCGCATAAATCTCCCGTGGATCTACACCATACTGCAAAAGTAATGAAACAGCTATTGCCCAAGCAGTAGAAAAACCATGCTCAAACCCACCAATTTTATTCATCGAAATAACTAATTCGCCTGGGGTTCCATCGGCATACGTATTTATTGTAAAATACCCTTTATAAACCTCTTCCTCATTTCCAAATAGTTCAAACTTTCTCGTTATACCAGCACGATCATCATCAAGTGGAAATTTAACCAGTTTTGGTGCGCCCATCGGTGAAGGATTTGTCATTCCACGGGCCTTTCATCAAGAAATTGCTTCAACCTTGTCGTAGCAAATTGCAAAAGTGTTTCAAATTTCTGCGTTCGTAATGCTGCACTGGGATGAGGAAATAAAATAACCGTTGCGTCAATATCCCCTACCCACCCATGACCTCCCGGTTTAAGAATCTCTCCGCAATGGTTAGAAATTCCTGAACACCCGTAAGGAGTCACAGCGGCCATTGCTTCATTACCAAATGCAAGGATCAACTTTGGTTTCAACAAAGCAATTTCACTACGCAAAAATGGCAAACATGCGGTCATTTCTGCGAATTCTACAGGACGATTTGCTTCACTGAAACATTTGCAAACGTTCGTCACCCAACACTCTCTACGTGTTAGCCCAACCTCTTCCAAAACCTGATCAAGTCTTTTGCCAGATTTTCCCACAAATGGCTCACCTGCGTAAAGCTCCTCAAATCCTGGATTTCTGCCAATAATCATTATCTCATTATCGCTAAAACCACTGGGAATGGTTGGCCCATATTCGCCAACACAATTTCGTAATTTACACCTTGAACACGATTTAATGCTGTCGTCCAAATTATCCCATTGATAATTATCGCATGAGGAAATTTCTATGAAGTCAGTTGGTATCCAGAAATTAGTTGCCATTTTTACAAACCTTTTAAATCAAACCACAGAGGAACACCCAACAGTCCACTATAATACGATCAGATCTCCGAAACTTACCCTTCCAATGAGGTGTTCGGTTCCTGCCCAACCAGTGGTTTCACGCGGCCAATACGATCCGCGTCAGCGCCCCCAGGACAACAGGCTGACACCGGGGAACTCCCGGCCAAACTCTTTAGGTTAAATGAAGCATTGAACTCCCGATCATGTTTCACCCCACATTCAGGACAAACCCAAGACCGATCCTTCAACTTCAGATCCTTGTTTATAAAGCCACAGCCGGGAGAAGAGCACGTCTTGGATGACGGATACCACATATCTGCTTTAATAACTTGCTTTCCTGCCCACTTGGCTTTGTATTCGATTTGTCGTAGGAACTCGGACATACCAGCATCTGTAACTGCTTTACTTAAATGCCTATTCTTGAGCATTCCCTTTACATTAAGACTCTCAATAACAATAACATCTGCTGACTTGACTATCGCCGTAGATGCCTTGTGCTGATTGTCTCTTCGAATATTAACTATTTTCTGATGTAGTTTTTCTACCTTGGCCCTTGCTTTTTCTCTGTTCTTTCCACCTTTCTGTTTCCTATCCATTTCCTTCTGGAGAAAACGGAGCCTCTTTTGAACTTTTACGTATGCTTTGGGATTTTCAAAAACTTCTCCGTCACTGGTAGTAGCAAGATCTTTAAGCCCCACATCAACACCAGCAACATGAGGTTCTTTAACAGGAATAGGATCAGGAATTTCCTGCTCTACCTTCAAAGAAACATACCATTTTCCCGCTTTCTCTGAAACTGTGGCAGAAAGTATCTTTATGTCTTCCCGCCCATCAAGAGGAAGATAGTTCTTCTCCTTTAATTTTATGTGGCCCAAACGGGGTAACTGAATTCTAGACACAGAAACATGAATACTTTCTTTCAGCGTAAAGCTACCAGGACCTTTTTTCTTAGATTTAAATTTTGGAAAACCTTTTTCTTTTGCACCCTCTTTGCAACGTCTAAAAAAACCATCAAAAGCTCGATCCACAGCCCTAATCGCTTCTTGCGGGGCGCACTTGGAAACCTCATACATCCACGGAACACCACCATCGTCAATGGGCGTTCTTTTCAAAACAGTTAATTCCCTATTAAGCTCAATATAATTGGGGCTTCTTCCTGTCTCCGCGTAACAAGACAGTTTTTTATTAAGCGCCCAATTATACGCCCAACGCGCAGCCCCGGCACTTTGCACAAAATCAGATTTTTGCCTGTTGTTTGGATCTAACTCTGTCTTGTATGCTTTATAAATTTTCATTTTTCTAAAAAAACAAAATGTCTTCCTTGAGAAGATAGCAAAGTTGTAATATATCCAACACCAGAACGAGAAACCCGGTCTTCACTCTCCACAACCAGTCTAACCACAGTTTTATCAAATAACAAACCCTTCAATTTCTTCTTTTCCTCACTTATTTCCGACCCAATTTCTGTAACAACTTCAGTATGTTCCCACCCTTGCGACTTAGCAAAAGCAAGAAGGCGCTCTACTTGACGGTCAAGATCCTTCTTCTGGGACGAAGTAGAAACACAAGCATACAAGACCGTTCTACTTTCCTTAACCGGCTCATCAACTAGAACCATAATCCTGCCTGTTGGTGTCTTCTCCGTAGGAACAGGCATAATCCCTGCATAATACCAGCGTTGAGCAGTCTTAAAACTGATACCCTGCTGCTTTGCCCACTGTGATAATTTGACCCTCATAGTACCTATTATAGTTTAATTTTGTTGGTTTTCCTAAAGCACCCTCAAATTATTTTTAACCCCGTTTTGGCAACTTTGTTGGATCAAGCCTCAAAGGTCCAAGCCTATCCACAATTATCCTATAGCGAGCGGGATCTACAACTTTATTTTCTGTTGCCTGACGCATTATTTCTTGTGCCTCTTCCCGAGTTAAACAAAATTTAGCTTCGTTTAGCGAGGGAATTGTCACTACCCTAAAAGCACTTTCTACTTCGTCTTCATGGAAAAGTATTCGTTCAGTTGTCTTCTTCTTTCGGAGGACTTTAACAATGTCATCGGCGAAAAGTTGGCCAATGGTTCCAAATTCATTTAGCACAGAAGTTGCCGTCTTTGGGCCAACTCCTTTAGCACCGGGAATATTATCGCTTGTGTCGCCAGATAATGCCTTGAAATCTCTAATTTGCTGGGGGGAGATTCCAAAGAATTCCGTAACCACTGCTGAATTTACCCATTGCTTTTTCATCGGATCAAAAACTATTATCTGCTTTTGGCCATCAGATTTAACCATTTGCCAAAGATCATGGTCAGATGTAGCAATTATTACGGAATCACCTTGGGAATATCTGTATTCAGCAACCCAGGAAATTAGATCATCAGCTTCTACACCTGGGACTATAAATTGTTGAATGTTATGGTATACGAGATATCGTTGAGCATCTTTTGCTTGTGCGTAAACTTCATCAAAGTCTATGTTTGATTCTTTACGCTTTTCTGCTCGCTGGGCCTTGTATTCAGGATAACAAAGCATTCGCCAACGGGATTTGCCACTATCCCAGAACATTGCCAGATTATCGAAGGGGAAGGAACTAGTAATATCGGATAATAGATTAAGAACCGATGAAGTGACTCCGTGGTTTTCGGTGCCAGTGCCGTAAGCGGAACGGAAGACAAGGGGGTTGCCGTCGATAAGAAGAGAGATCATTACTTCTCAATATAGTTCGGTGGCTCAGGAAAAATACGAACAGGCCAATACAGAGTATAGGTATCCGCAGTATGTCCTACATCTAAATGACAAATGCCCTTCTTACTTGGCCTATCCTTCCACGTATACCAGTACCAGCCCTCTTCCTGTGGTGGATCAAGTGTCCAATCTGGTTCATCCATTAAAGGAATCTTTCGCAGCCTTTCTTCCAGATGCTTCAAACCTTCCCAAACGGTACAAGTTCCTCTGCCATTATCAGTCAATTGCTGAACATTTCCAGGAAGGATTTTCTCCAGATATTGGGTACCACCGGCATTCTTGTATGGATCACTTGGATCGTAGCTGCTCATTTTGGTAGCCCCTTCCACTTCCAGTCTTTTGTACACTTTTCCTTATCAAAACAGTCTTTGCACTTAATCAAACCTTTCCAACAAGGCTTTTCTTTTACTTCATCAGGAACAATACATTCACATTCCATTGGCCCGTCTTTTTCCTCGGTCCAACCAACATCACCACATTTCTCACATTTTGGAACAATACCACTCAACCATTCCTTCACCTCTCTCAAATGAAGAAATGTTGGCAAACCAATTCTCTTTGCCAATTCGTATTCAGCCAAAGAACCCGCAGACTGTTTCCAACCACTAACGAAAATTACGGCATCACATTTGCCCATCAATTCGAGATCAGCCTTTAGCCAAAAATCAATTGGCTGAATATCCTCGAAATATGGCCGTGTATTCGAATGTGGACAAACCGGATAAGCACCTACCTTTGCCACTTCAATTGCCAAATTCTCGGCATTGTGAACGTTTTGCTCAGTCCCCCACCGTGTTTCAGATCTGTAGGGACCGGAAATGAAAACCAGCTTTATCTTATCCGGAATTTCAGGGGTCATCCACTCCTCCTCCACACGTTTCTTATACGCGGCAAAAGCAATGTCCAAGCCTTCCCACAGTGTTACCTTTTTATCAGTCATCAGATCTTTTCCCACGCTTCCTTGTAAATCTTCAAAAGAACACCATAAAGATTGTCCATAGCCTGCTTGGTGCTCTTCTTATGACTTTTCAGGGTACGAACAAGATCAAACAATGAACCTTCCTCATTGCAATCTCGGTCAACCGCCTTCAACGGACAAGTAGAACAATCACTTTCCTTATCATACAGAGAACACATACCACAATCACCTGATCCACGATTTGGATTATCAGGTCGCCACTTTGCTACAGAAAGAGCAGCAGCAAAAGCAGAACGATATTTCTTAGGCATTTCGTCTAACGCTTTGGTATAAGTACAATCCCTATTATCCCGCTGAAAATCAAAAATCTGCTGCCAAGTCCAATTCTTCATTTTAGTCATTTTCATTTTCCTCCATTGTAATCTTCTCCACAGTCCCTAGAACTCCACAAAAATCGCAGCGGAATGGAATACCTTTTTCTGCATTGGCACCCCAAACCTTTAAACAATTAGTACAGCGCACTTCGACCCTAGTAATCTGCTCTGGAACCTTTCCACGTCTCCATAAAGTATCCTTTGGGGATAAATCATGCCCAATGCCAACACCAGTACATCTTTGACCAGGACAATGAGCAACAGAACCCTCCCACCGGATAAAACGCGGAGAAATCTCTTTCCCACAATGTATGCAAAACAAAACACGACACCGCGCAACCACCTCACCGGTAACAGGGTCAATAACATCCTCAATTTTGGAGGCGTCAAACTCTTGCATTATCAAACCTCCGTTGTAATCTTCTCAAAAATCATTCCATCCCCAGCAACCAAACGCATTCGTACACCATCAACTTCAAGCACACAGTACGAAGTATCTCCCTCGTCTTCGACTGTCTCACCATATTGGAGAACAAAATTTTCAATCGTTTGGTAATTCTCTTCGTGAATATCAGCAAACATGGACTCTGATACTTCAAGACGTTCCTTGGCTTCCAGATACATATTGAAAATTGGCAAAAACTCAGCAAGCGCCTTCTTATACAAGTCTTCCGAACTCTCTACAAACTCCCGCTTCCCATTAGGAGGTGGAATTGGCGCAGCCGTTGGCACACTATTAGCTAACTTTATTACCCGATACTTGCCCTCTAGGACATCGGATTGTAGAACTGACCAAAGCGCTGTGCCCCCGTTTACGCGGCACATCAAATGAACAACATTATCAACCGTTTCAAGACCAACTACCACAACTTGAATTTTGTCAGCATGGGCAAGCTCCCAGTCAAAATTAGCTGGATTTTGCCAGAATACTTCGCCATGTAGCATAATCTCTGAGCCAATCGGAATTTGGCTGAGTACCTTTTGTGGAGATGTTGGGATAGGTGCTGACTTTTCCATAGATTCACAAGCTGTTGCTGACTTTTCCACTGCTGCGTCAACAATCCATGCAGACTCAACAAGGTCTTTACGATCCGAAGGTTCATGGGCAGGGGTAGAAGATTCCGCAGCCTTTGTCTCAGGAATTACGACAGGATTAGCGTCTAATTCCGTGTACATTTGACCATTATCGTCCATTGGGGATTCTAGAACATCCTTGGCATCAAAATAAGAATACCCATCCACAGGGTTCTGGTTGGCACGTAGAACCTCGTCACCCACGGAAGGCTCTGGGATAGCTGGAATTGGCAAACTAGGCTCAGATTGGCTGTCGGATGCCTCTGGTGATGAATTAGCTGTATCTTTGCCATGCTTTACCGTAATATGGCGCTTTAACCCTGAAAGTTTGAAAGGCTGTTGGCAAATCGGACATAGCGTACCCTCATTAGGCGTTCCATCTTTTGTCATTTTGAATATCCTTTACAGTTTCGAACCGGCAATTAGCCAATTTGATAGAACATTATTGATAGACTTACCCGTTGCCTTAGAAACATCCCGTGCCATATTGTGAACCCTTAGCGGAAAATAGAGCAGAATCCTTGACATTAGCGGATCATCATAGCTGTCATTAATTACTTTGAAAAACTTCTCTTTTCCGTCCTTGATAATCTCAATTGCGCCAGCCTCTTTCAAATATCTTACGCCATTTGATAGGATATGAGGATTGTAAATATCTGTGTGAAAATAATCATTTAGATATACCTGGATCATGTCCATAGTAACATTAGCGTTATGTTTACTGAGTACATTGATGGAATTTACGATATTTCGTCTAATCGTAATAACATCAGCACTAGTACGTTTTCGCTGATGCTTTGGGAGAATTGCTTCGGTTCTAGGTGTAAATTTATCCACAACATTACTCCTTTAATGGGCGTGATAATGCCCGGTATATTGCCTAATATAGTGACGAATTTTGGGTTGTCAAGGGGTTGTTCACTCAGGAACACAAGAATAATCGAAAATCACCATGTCAAAAATGCAGCGGAAACCTTCGTCACAGGCGGGATTACCTGTACCACACTCACAAACACGATCCTCACCACTCCCGCCACAGGTACTTCCACCATTTTCGTAACAATTATTTGTACAAGAATCACAAAACATATCTGCAAAGTTCAGATCGCACTCAGCCCCGGAATAGAGAGGAACACATACACCTGCAACACATTCTCCAGTATATCCGGCCCCGGCAGGACAACCTGTACGTGCCCTATTAGGACCCAAACCCGCAAGTGTTGACCAATAAACATACCCATCAGTAACCAAAATATTACAAACAGAATTTGGATCATCGTACTCGTCATAAGGATCTACATACCAGGCCCCCCACTCAATATTAGTCAAGGAACAAGAAGGGCTAATCCCGTCGCACACCGTCTCCCCTTGACGAATTTCGTCCCCACTACCACAAACTGTGGGCTCAGGACACCTAAACTGGAAAGGCTCCATCGTATCAGGATGAAAACTATCTGATACAATCTCAGGCAAAATGTCTGGAACACACGCTGCGCCCCCAAGAGCTACCTCTCCGGAAATACAACATGATCCTGCATCACAAGGAAGACCTGTCCCAGAATCAATGCCTGAATCAGAACTTGTCTCTGTGTCTGCATCAGAATCGGAGCTTGAATCTTCCCCAGCATCAACCGCTTCCGTCTCCGTGTCGAGTCCCGAATCTTCTACAACAAAAAGACGAGGAAACTCCCCCGTAGATGAACAGCCAGAACAAACAACCAAAAACAGCAAAACTAGATTTTTCATGTCAACCACCTTTCTACAAGGTAATATAACCACTAGATTTGATGTGTCAAGCAGAAAAAGAAAAGTCTACCACCATTCTGTATCGGCGGTAGTTGTACCTGTGTTTCTGGACTTAACGTTGGCTTTAGGATAAGCAGGGGCCGTTGTATATGTCTCTGCAACAAAGTTTATTGTGTCAGCAAACTCAAAAGGCGTAGTACAGTGTACGTTAACAATAGGACCTCCAGTCAAAATAACACTAGAAAGCCCCGTATTCGCATGATTTGCGCTGTCAATGTTGATAGTGTTTCCAAGAACATTAGCACGGCACAAAGTGCCTACTCCGCTGAGACGACAGTAAAACTCATAAATCGCCCCACCAATATCATTAGAAGCTTTGATTTTATTGTTTAATGCGCTAATATTGGACAAAGCCAGAGAAGCCGTATCAATATAAATACCGTGTGCGCCCAATAAAACTGAGTTATCAAGATAGTTACCTGAAATAGATGTTGCTCCATAACAATCATGCAAATAAATATGGTATACTGTTCCTACAATTGCTCCTGTTTTGTAAGACCTATTATTGTCAACAGAAACGCTATCTGAAACATCCAACCACACATTTGCACTTAAAGCCCCCAGACTTCCGTTTAGTGTTAAATTATTCCCGATAATATTCGTCTGGAGGGGCCAAGAGGTTCTACCAATAATGCACCCACCCCCCGTCAATATGCAGCCTGTATAATTACAAGCATTAGAAGGAGTAGAACACACAACATTGGAGGAAACAGAACTCAGAACAACATTAGAATCCATGTAAATACCAACAGACTTAGTATTAATCCTGTTCCCGGAGACATCAAACGTACAAGAAACGCCATCTCCCTTAAGGTGCAGCCCTGTCCAATTTACGTCAATACTGTTCCCGCTAATTACCGATTTCAAAGTTGGTAATGCCGTACCCTTTGGGAAACAACGAATCCCGTCACCACGAACAGTAGTTAATGCACCCGTAAATGAAATGTTGTTGTTCGAAATTACACTATTAGTCAAATTATTGTAAATTCCATAAACAAAAGTAGCGTCATTAACAACAGCGCCAGCAATCATCAATGAATTACTTGCAACATTATTGCTGTTGCATGTTACTGCCATGACATCATCAAAACTACTTGGTCCATCAATGTGAATACCGGCAGAAACAGAAGTAGAATCAGTAATGTCTCCCCAGAAACCGGCCACATTATTTCCATTTACCGCTAACCCATTCAAACCTGTAGTATGCCCAGAATCCAAATTTATATTACAATAAATTCCGTAGGCATTTTCATCAGCAGACAACATACCTCGAATATTGTTATTCGATACAGACAACGCCCTGCAATCCAGGAAACTCGCCGCACCGCCAGCAGCAGTAATCGCTACACGAACCCCAAAAACAGAAGTACCCCCGGCGAGAGTAGCAAAAGTTCTCATTGTATTTCCACAAAGTGACAAACCATCCAAACTCGAAATTCCACCAAGAACAAACGTGCTCTCCATACAAACACCAAAAATATTTCCCAAAGCACTGGAAAAATTCGTTAGTGTGTTATCAGAAACTATGATATTACCAACAGAAATACCATCGTCAATTAATCCGTAAAGGTAAATACCTTGTAAATCATTTCCGTACAAAGCTACACCGCCAGCATTCTTTGCAAAAATTGACAATGAGTTCCCACGAATTGTTACATCACTCAAAGTTGTCCAAGTTCCTGTTAATGCACTAACACTAATACCGGAGTGATACCCACCATTAATCGTGTTCCCTTCAATTTGTAGAGAAGAAATAGCATTTGATGCCACCCAAATACTAATGCCCATTTCAGACATTGTATTCCCACGAATAACCGCACCACCATGAATAACAAAAACCCCAATACCTACGTGTGAGGCAGAACCAGAAACCCTTTTCACAGTGTTATTTATAATCTTTGGAATACCATCTCCACTTGTATCAAAATAAATTCCATACTGTGGAGCAGTATCAGCACCAGTACCAATCTCAATTATATTTCCATCAATTATAAAATCACCGTTTGTAGTCCCTGAAAACACCCCTGAAATTGCAGGCGTGAATGTACCTGCATTATTAGTAATGATTTTGTTATTCTTAATATGAATGTCATACCCAATAACATTTATCAAACTCGTACCAACAGAATTCTGAGACTGAGTTATAGAATTGTTCTCCACCCACCAATCGTACAGCGTTGTAGATCCACCAACAGTCATTACGAAACAACTTCTCGTACTACATTTGTTATTCCTTAGCCGCACACCATTTTTATCAATTGCCGAAACCATGAAATAGTCGTTCGTCGCAGCAGTTGACGTATACACACAACCTTCTACTGTACAATTCGACGCCAAACCAATTGCCACAGCACCATCAACCGTTGTGCTAATATAAACATTTCTTACCGTACAATTGTTAGATAATTGCCAAGCCCCTGTAGCAGATATTACGCTGATATTAACGGCAGATGAGGAAGAATTCTTGCCTATAACATCTACGTTGGAGGGTTGCGTAATGGCGCTTGGAATATAGGACAAGCCGTTTAATTGGATTTCAATTCTGTAATCCCTTGTTGAGCGAAGAGATGCGTAAAGAAATGCGGTGTATAATGAGTCGAATGCTGACAAAGCGGAGGAGGAAGTGAAGGAGGAAACTGACCACTCGTAGACAGGGCCATTTACGTTTCTCATCAGATTTGTATATGAAGAAATTGCGCCAGCCGCAGTGACAATAGAGTAAAGCACAACTCCGCGTTCTGGTGAGTCTGTAGCATCAGTGGCTTCATATACGCTGCTGACCCAAGGTGTGAGATGTGTTGATCCAATTACATAAGCCGCAGCATCTGGAATGCTCCCTGCGAAGTCTGCTGTGACCGGGATAATTCGCATTGTCCCGCCAGCATCCAAATAGATTAGATTTATTTCATTGTCATACAACGTTTGTGCAGAACCCACGTAATCAATTCTCTTACCACGACAATAATAACCACCACCACGGAAATTAAGGGTCAAGCCAGCAGCACCATAATATGCGAAATCATAATATGCCGTATTGCGCCGATAAAGAACACCGGATTCATGGAGTTCATCATTTTCGCTATATGAAAGTGCTTGCAATGCCGAGTCGGACATAACGTCAATAGCGAGAGTCCCCCAAATTCTCTTATCTACTACTGCGCGGGCTGCTGGCGTATAAGGTTTGTATCCAATTGCAAAGCGCGCGGGGCCTGCTAGTGGATCCCACCAGCCAACAACAGAAGCAACTTGAACATTCTGTGTCCAATCCGGAGAGGTATACACAACTATGCTATCGGCGTAAACTCCAACCCCAGGAAGATTCCCATCTGGAGCAAGAACAGCGTCACCGCCACCAAAAGGAGGTGCAGGAGTATTGACCAACAAATCCAACCAACCTTCAGATGTGTAATCATATAAACGAATTACTTGTGAAGCAGAGGCAAAGGGAACAACTACAGGCTCCCCAGCGTTAAAGGTAAAGGTAGCCGTAGCAACACCAACGGTCAAATTCAATGCAAGCCCCGCACTTGCAGGATATGATGCAGACATATCAACAAGCCACACACCAGTAATTGTGCGAGGACCACCAGACTCATCAATCATTGCTTTGTGATGAACTGCCGCAACACCTTCATCAGATAGATAAACTTCATATAGATGCGTGCCGCTGGTACTACTCGGCACAACCGCAGGCTCAAACATAAAAGAAGTTGGAGCAAAGGAAGCAACACGTTTCCCATTGCAATAATAAGCATCAACACCAACAAGCGGAACTAAGGACAATTGATCAGCAGTTAATGGAAAACTTATTGTTGCTTGTGCAGCAGACGCAGAAGAAATTTTAATGAATCCATTTGAGTGCTCTAGATCGATATGCTCTGACAATAATCCAAGATCTGAGCCACTAAGATCCGAGATCGAATTTCCATGTGGGTTGTTTGGCGTAATTATGCCTGTGCCGATCATACTTCTGTGTAAATTATCCTCCGCTGTCAAACGGGGAATTTCTTGGTAATATAGATTATAGATCGTGGGCGTCTCATTAGTAACAACGCCAACAACAGTAGGAAGCATAGACAAAATGACTTGAACAGTCATAAATGTTCCCGTGCTGCCGGGTAGGCTATAACTCCCATCCGCAGTAATAGGAACCCACGCAAACCCAGGTGGAACATTGGGGGGAGCAACCGGATGTGGAGCCATTCCATACGGCCCCCAACGAAGGAAATGCAATGGACCTGCGGCGCAATAATGTTGGAGCAATCCAATTCCCGGCAGTGTGTCAGATGAGATGGACAGAACAGTCACTCCCGGAATTGTTGTAAAAACCATTGGATCGCTATAGAGAAGCGCATCAAATGACGTGGGTGAAAAGATATTGGAAGTTGTGATCGGAATTCCAATTCCGTTTGCACTAACTTTCCCGATAATGATGCATCGATCAATTGCATCATTTAAAATATTCGGATCAGTAGCAGGGAGCAAAGCGAAGTTAACTTCGGAGTATACACGAATTCTCCACGCCATTTCGGCACAAGTTGGAAGAGTGATCCCAGAACTTTCTGTGGGTTGCTTATAGGTCGCCGATTCGGTGTATACCGCTACGATCACATTGACAGTATTCAATGTGTAGTCCTGCAATGCAATACTGAAGTATGCGCTATCCGTTTCTAAATACTCGCCATTAGGAGCAAATCCTGAAAGCAATGCAATGTCGATCTTAGTGAGATCGAGGGCATTCACTGTAATTGCCCCACCTGAGTAGATCCCCCTTGAGGTCCAATCAGTCCTACCCCTAAGTATCTCTGCGGCCTTTGTCAATTCTGTGCGATGTAGTGCAACGTGATCTACAAGGCAACTGTCCGGATATAGTGACCTATTCATTTTCAATCTCCCTTAGCCATGCTTCCTTATCAAAATTTTCTGGAAGTTTTGCAATTTAATCCCACAATTCAAAAAAACCTTAGCACATATTACACAAGCTTGTCTAAATCCCCAAAACAACAAAAAAGACTTAGAAACAAGTTTCCTAAATTTCTTGACATTCCTGTGGGTGTGGTTCTCATTCATCGAAGTGTAACCTCCGTGCCTTTGGGAAGACCCTCAGACACCGACCTGCACCCCAGGTCGTTTGGTGCTTGTAAAATGTTCCTGGATGCATTCTCGTCCCGATCCATAACCAGGCCACAAGCAGGACACTCATGAATGCGAATATTTAGTGTCTTACGCACTAATGTACCGCAATCCGAACAGTTCTGCGTGGTGCCTTTTGGGTCAACTAACCCAACCGGAAAACCAGCTTCTTCCGCTTTGTCTTTCAGTCGGGATATAAACATCCCCCAGGAAGCATCCATTATGTTACGTCTCATCGAACGGGTATTTTTCTCTGTCATCCCTTCTGGTGCAGGACGTGTTGAATCCAGCATCCCTACAATGTTCAATTTCTCAACTTTAAAACCGTCATATTCCTTTGCTAGAGCAGCAACAGTCTGGAATATAAAATCTTGCCTCTTATTAGCAACTTTCGCGCTGATGCGAGAAAGAACTTGCTTGGACTTTTTCCTGTTGTTTGATCCCTTTTTCTTGGAGCTTAAATCTCTTTGAGCTTCTTTTATCTGAGGAAGAACTTTCTTCAGAAAATGTGGGTTTTCTACATTTTCCCCATTTGATAACTTGGCAAAAGTCTTCAAACCAACATCGATCCCAACCTCATTCCTAGGAGCTTTGACTTCCGGAGCAGGACCAATATCAACTTGGAAATCTGCCCACCACCTGTTTTGGCGTTTAACAATACGAAGACCTTTGATTTCACCTTCCCTGTGGATCTTATTTCTCATAGTCAAAACAATCGGTGTCGGGCCTGCTTTGATAATTAACTTCTTTCCCGCAATCTTCCAGCCTACCAAACCAAAAACCAAAGTATCAAATCTGCCCCTGCCTTTGAACCTGGGGAAACCGGTCTTCTCGCCCCTCTTTACCCTTCGGAAGAAACCACTATATGAAAAATCCAACCTCTTCAATGCCGTCAACCGCGCCATCTCAGCCGGGAGAAGCCTAAATTCCTGATCATCAGCACGAAGCAGAGTTAAGTCTCTATACTGATCATATAAAGAAAGAGAAATCTTCTGCTTCCTATAAGCCTCTATTCGTTGCTGTAAGGCAGCATTATAAAGTTGCCGACAAGACTCTAAAACAGAAAGAAGTTTTGCTTCCTGCTTGTATGATCTTCCCAACTTAATTTTACTCGTTCTAATCATTCTATTATTATCTCTTGATATTTTTTAAAAATAAAAGCACAACAATCTTGGCACATCTCTAGCCCCACACGTTGGTCAAACCTTGAACACTCGGAGTTCCGTGCAAATGTAAACCCTTCAAAACAAGTGATCTTACCCTGAAATCCAAAACGTCCCTAATTCCACCCAAAGTTAACCTTAATTGTTGAATCGGGAATAAAACGCCTGCCGAATCAACTGAATGAACGTTTTCATTCTTCTCAATTTCTTTCCATTCAGCAGCCAAGCAATGACCCTCATCGATCCCGCAGCGCCACTCAAACTTAACGCCTTGTTTTATCATCAGATTTTGTTTATACGTCCCTAAAACAACAGGCAAACTGGGAACATCTACGTCAATTTCTAGATAATTTCCCAAGGAATCAAATACAATATACGATCCCGATAGCACAACGGGCACTATCGCGCCCTCATTTCCTAAACTAGAAATTAACCTGAAATTGTACACAGGCCCAAAAGTAACCACGCACTCAAGCGAAGCCTCAGTGCCTAAAGCTGTACCTGAAACATAGGTAACCTCTACCCCAGGAATTAGATCAAGCACGTTGGGAACCGTCCTCAACCCAACATCCAAATGGGAAACTTCATACGAACGACTTTCCTCATGGGTTAAGAAAAACTGGGCTCCAGTAACCAATTGGCTACTGTCTATTTCGACTACGCTGGAACTTAAGAACCTCCAATAACGCTGTGCAATTTCCCTTTGCTCTCTTGTGTCTTGCATGTATAATTTCGCTACGGATTTATCCATAGTTGATTTACGATCCAAAAATGCTTGCCCAGTGTCCGCGTTGAAGAACACTGGAACCGTATTGAGGTATTCCCCTTCAATTGTATCTTTCCTATCGAACAAAGTGTAATCCGCCAGCCAAACATAATCCAATTCGTAAGGATTAGTTGTAAATGGAATTGTCGTAATTCGATACAACAAATTGTAGTCAATTGAGTAAGTTGAAGAGCTTGACCATATAGAAGGATCTATCTCGACTTCTTGAGAATTGTTAAACCACCAATTGGGAACACCCAGAACTGTTGTATTAGGAACGGGCAAAGAATCCATGAACAGACAAGCTTCGTGCGTGTCCTGGTCAGAAGCCAAAGCTAATGGTGCCCGTAATGTTACCGAATTTATGGTAAGCACTTCACCAGTAACCGGTAATGCTGACGGAAACACATAGCTCATCATAAAAGGATCTGCTGGCTGAATTGTCAGGTTCACTAAGGTAGATGCCGCAAAATCCGCCTCTGTCACAGCGCCCAACAAATTCTTGGCAACACCTAGCGCCGTATACTCGCTAACATCAAAAATATCCAGAGCAATGTGTGCAGGACTTATCTCTCGCACTAATCCCTGGTAAACGCTTGTGTCACTAATTACGACATTTTTTACCGTTTCTGCTGCTGGAGGAGTTCCAGCCAATATTGGTAAAGCTTCTCTCGTAACGTTCACAAATAAATATGAACCATCTGTCCCATAAAGCGTATAACTCCCAGTAGAAATTATAGAAACATAACCTAATCCCGGCCCCCAAGGTGTTGAATCTGGAGAATCCCATTTCAACATTCGAACATCACCGACTGAATTATAACTATAAGTTAATATGCCAGTACCTGCCAGCATGTCCGCACTAATTACAGAAATAGTTACGCCAGCATACGGCGTAGTTTTATCTGAAATCTTATGCGGAAGACCTAGATATTGCTTATGCCTCAATTCCATCTCATCAATTGCCCATACATACTGAAGCTCACCAAAGTATTGCCTATGCCTGCTACGGGCAACGGTAGCATTGGTCAAATAACGCGAGCTTATGAACTCGACATCAACTGTGAATGCTTCCAACACATACGTCATATTTGCGAAAGCACAGGCAAAATCTATCGCAATAATTACGTCACGGTCCATCATTGGATTGGGCTTTATTTCGTCAGAGATTCTAAATGTGCCACTAACGAATGTAGGACGTCCAATACCTAGAGAATCAAGCGCCAAAAGCACAGGAGCCGCTGAGTAATAAGTAATTCCGCCGTCCCAGCTAACCTTGATTGTTGCCGTTCCACCAGGAGATATAAAATTCCTCACCCAGCCGCTAACGATCATATTGAAACCAGAATAGTCATACAATCCGCCAAAGCTTTTTTGTGGACTATCCGATCCTCTTGTGTTTGGCCAAGGTGTTGGGAATTTTTGAACCTTGGTATAGACAGTCATTGCATCTTTGTCAGTAGAACACCACCAAGCATATGATGAAGATGGATCGTAATCATCCAACTTGTCCGTAATTACAGAACCCTCGCTCATATACGTCACAAGCACGGGAGCGGCTGTTTCATCGATAAACCAATTGTCTGGGTGCTGATAATGCAATACGCTATCATCAACAACATTTACGTTATCTGCTACAACTGCTGCCGGGAGCAATGACATATCAACAAGAACATTCAATCCTTGTGTTTGCGCTAAGTTTTCTGACACACGATGATATGTCAATGAGAAAGTAAAAGAATCCGTATGTGGCCAAGGTGCAATGAGCGCCTCCATATCGTCTGGACTGGCATATACTTTTAGAATAGCGCCACCAGCATCAATTAATGAATATTCCCCAGGATCAACCAACGTAACAAGAGCACCTAAACCAACACCGGGGGAATTCCACCTCAATTGATGAACTAAAGTAGCACCATTATACACATGATCTATCTGAGCATTACCCGCGTTTATATCAATGACGCCTGTTGCTGAAACATAAGTAACTCCTTGCAATAAATCCGGCATTGCAACTAAAGTACCCTCAACAATACCCATAGTTGCTGTTGCCGCATTGGTTAATCCATTTTCTATTCTTATGCTTGATCCTGCTGCAACAGGACTCACCATTGCCAATCTATTACTAGCAGCATAAAAATGGGAGAAAGCGAAAGCAGCATAAGGAGCACCGAATCTGGGATCTGCAACAAGTGCTGCATTAATATCCGCCGCAACATTCGCTGCTGTTGGTGCAGGTAATCCAGTCACCAATTGAACAGCAATATAGCCCCCACCAATATTTTCATCAATCGTCAAATAGATGTAATCGTTAGTACCTACCACAACAGTAAATGGTTCTGCGATATCACCAACTAAATATGCTGGCCAAGTAGATGGAGGGCCTGGTAAAAAGAGTTCACCTTCTGCTGCCAATACAGGTAAACCGGGAACGCCTAATGGGGACCACATAAGTAAACCTGTTACATTTGAATAGTCAATATGTCCTGCGGGTGTGCCTGCAAATACGTCTGCCTCAACAGATACAACAGAAACACCTGTAATGTTATTCGTTGCTTTTTCTACTGTGTGTGATCGTTCCTTGTATCTATGGTTAGTTACGAATGAACGGTCTAAAATCCAATTTGGCCCCCACAGTCTTCTTGAATATCCAAACGGCTCCACTTGGCATATTGTACTAACCGCTTTCTGAAATCCCGCGTACTGACCCCCGTAATTTCTATATGCCAGCCGAAGCTCATGCAAAGTATCACGGTATGCTGACAAACTAAGTCCCAAATCATTATAATACCCGACGTATTGACCAAAACAATCTTCAACACCAGTAGCGGTAACTGTCGTAATTGCCATATCATCGCGAACAGTTTGGATATTATCATCAATGAGTTCCAACGTTGTGGCATACGCGGCCATCCACAGCGCATATTCACGAACGGTGAGCCAACTTGATTGACGTCTTCCAGTAACATTATTCAGCAACACAATTTCAACTTCGCCACGGGGTAGTGGACGACTGAATACAACGTTACCAATCACATCGCTAATTACTGTGCCAGAAAATACTTCATTGAGGTACAAACCGAATTCATTATTCGGGGTATCCGTTTCTAAGCGAATTTCGGTATTGCCATAGCGAAAAGGCACAACAATACCCTTGCTCTCATAGAAAGAGCCGCCAATAACGGATTTAACAAGATCTGCGTATCTATTCGCGCTCATTTAATACCCGCCCCCAAGTCCTTTTGTATAACCAGCAGGAGTTACCACTTGAGCATCATCAATCAAGCTTAATTTCGTTGCTTGCTGAACGTTATCAATCACGGTCAATCCATCCAAGTAATAGTAAAGATACGAATCAGCTAATGTGAACAAACCATTACCAACAACCGATGTATCCACCAATCCAGCATACGCAGCACTTTGTCGTAAATTATCCATACTCGGTGGTGCATTTCCCCTTAATCTAAAATCAGAGACAATTACCGTATCATGAACTGGCTGATTTTCGAAAACAGCAAAAGGTCTGTAATAAAACCACTCGACTTGTGTGTTAAAAACGTCGTAATTTGCGGCAATGTTATCGTTGTAAACACGAAAAGTTGCCGCAGTTGTTACGAAATTATGCGACAATAATACAACAGCACTATTAACGATGAAATAAACATCAGTACCCCAACGCAGAATTTTGAACATAGAAGTGCCAACAGTCCAAGGTGCTGTATAGGAATCAACAACTGCCCCATTTAGCCAAACTTCGCAAAGCAAATTGATATTAGAGGAATTTTCGCCAACTGTTACAGAAATTTGGCAATAGTTAGTAGCATTCACATAAAGTTGCAAAGAAATAGCATTAACTGTTGATGTTGGGTAAATTGTGTACCGTGGGATTGTACAACGGATTTCCCCTTGAACATCTGCCCAAGTAGCTACGGACTCTATAGCAGCAATACCGCCTGCAACGGCCCCAGTTGACAGCACAAGGTTAGGAGACGCCGTAGTGACCGTCCCAGTACCTGCGGAGATGTCCGTCCACTTTACAGGGTCTAGGACGGCTGCTGTGAACAAATCATCCCAGTGTCTTGGGTCAAAGCCAACACCAGTCATGAAAAATTCATTACCGCCTATTGATGGACCGGTATTAGGGGATACAGCATCAAGATCGGTAGCAATCCCGTATAAAACACCAGTTCCATATTTGAAAAGGCTATACCGCATTTATTACACCAAATTGATAATCAAATCAGGATCAGCAATCCGTGCGTATTCATTTGGGCCTATCGCAATATCTGCTACGCCACTTCCCGTTGATATGGCAAGAGTAGTATACGTGAAATTATCAACGCCGTAAACTTGGGCAACAACTGAATCAATGTCGAATTCTTCAACTGCTTCACCCAATTTGAGCGAATTGATGTAATTCTTGATAGATGTCCTTACAGCTTCTTGCACATCTGAAGGATTACCAGACCTTACTTTGACATCTGCTTCAATGAGCAAATCAACTTGCTGCGCCCAACGGAAAAGCTGTTGCTGACCCATTGTATATTCTTCAGGTTGTGTGTAATACGAAGTCAAAATATTGATAAGTGAATTATAACTGTAATCTATGATAAGGGGATCTAGCAAATTAGCTGGCAATGTCGTAGCCGTAGTAAGGAATTTGATACCATCTTGCGCTAATACACTGTTAGACCATTCGCCAACATCGGTAACTATTTCGTAATCTGTATCTTGTACGAAAAGATTACCAAGTGAATCGCGAACTGCTGTAACCGTCATTAGCGGTTGTCTGTCCAATGGGATAAGCGTTTCAACACCTGGGTAAGATGTTACGTAACGTTTGGCCGAGGGCTGTTCGCCAAGAACCCAAATATCAACTGCACCAGCGTCAAATTGTTCTCTAGTCATGGCGGTATTTTGGCCATATACTACGTAAGCATCACTAACGGATGAGAAATTATCTAGAACAGAGCGTTTGATACCTGCTGGGACACCGGGCTTGGAACCGGCAACATGTAATAGATAACGATCAGCTAAATCTAGGTTAGTTTCCAAACCACTACCAGAAGATGTTTTTTCTCGGTTAAAAACTTCATCAAACCCTGGAATTGGTCTACGGAAAACAGTAATCGTATATGGACCAACAGTTGTAGTTGCCCCCACAGTAATTGAAGCAACAAGAACATCAATTTCATATTTACTTGTATCTGCATTGAAATATGAAAGAGGTGCGCTAGCAAACATTGTTTTTGATTCAATGGTTCTAAAAATAATAGATGACCCTGTTCCTGGGTCAACCGGAGTAGACAGGGGGAAGTTCAAAGGAATAATCAAATTACTTGTTGGTGCCTGTGCCCTGGAAAAAGTAACCGTAGCAACAGATCGTGAACCCGACCACCTAACAACACCTTCGTTGAAAACGATATCATCAAGATCATCTGGCACAACACGATCAGCATATTTCATCGAATTCAAAACACTAAGATAAACAACTCGATTGTTCTGTTGTTCAAGTACCTCTGAGACAGGATCAATTTGCAAATCCCGGATTGGCCCAATACGAGTGTCTAGAGAAGGATCGCGTGAAGCAATACCCTCAATAATCATTGTGGCAAAATCACTTGCTGATATTCTATTAAGCGCCATGTACTAACCTCACAGAGTTCCACCAACAGAGAAATTTTCACGACCATCGACCGTCAAAATATCCAATCGCCACCTGAAATTTCGTGGATCATCTCTAATTGGCCAAATTTGAACTGCCCCAATACTATCAATAAGCTCTTTTGCCGTTCGTCTGCCATATTGGTAATGCTGTTGAGCAGAAATTAGCCTGTTCATACCTGTTTGAAGCTTCATTTGGAAGTCAAAAGCAACTGGAGCAAAAGAGAAAGCAGAAGCTGGATGGTCTGCATCTGAACCAACGCACGAATCCAAATTACACCCCAGTCCCGTACTATTTCTTGTGTCAGTAGAAAGATTCATTTTTACGTCTTGTTTACACTTGTCACTATCTGTGAGTGTGGCATAAGACGTATTGGAAACATCACGAACCATGTCTCCATCAACTATTTTCCAAGTATATGACATTTATGGTACCTGTGCCGCTGCATCCATTGCAGCTTTGTAAATCGCATCATCAAGAATATCAATAGCCATAATCAAGTTCGCTTTTGTTTGCTCCCAATATGCAATAAGAAGATTCAATTTATTCTCGAATGATATCATATTTAGGAAGCGTTCCTTAAACCTGTTGAGCGCTGCAACCGCTGTATCAAACAAATAAAGTGCTGGACCAAGAAAATAAGAATAAAATTCAGGACAAAGTTCCGCAGCAGGACCGCCTGGAATTGAAGTCATTTGCTCCCGTATTTGATCCAAAATCTTCTGAATTTGATCAAAAATATACTTGTTTGCCAAAGCAACCAGGCCCCACTGTGCTACCCATGCTTGCAAAATTGCAATCTGAGCATCAATAAATGCAATAATTCCCAAAAGGAAATTTTTGAGCATTTTCAAAACCTCTGCAACTTGTGAATAAATCCACCTTAAGATGCAAACTGCTAAGGGTTGTGCTGGAGTTGCCATATTTTCACCTTTACATAACCGTTGTGGTTGTTGCTGCTGCCGAAGCCAGCAAGGAAACCATTGCCCCCGCAGCAGTTCCCGCAGTAGTACAAGAAGCAGCCGAAGCGGGAATCGTTGCCTCTGCGGCCAACTTTGCCCACGCAGCCGCAGCAGCCGTAAAATATGCGGTCCAGAAACCTATAAACGCAGGAGACAGCTTGGCCACCGGAAGACCCCCTGTAGTGCCCAGAATGACCGTTCCAAGGGCCGAGATGGTTGGGGCCGTGATAGTAGCCGAAGTCGTTCCCGTGAGGCTCAGGGTGCCGCCCGAGAGGGTTATAGAGGTTGCCCCCGTTAACGTTATTGCTGGAGAAGTCAACGAATATGTTGCAGTACTGGTGTATGTAGTTGTTAAATTATTAATTTGCCAAGTTGCTGCTGGGGTCATCCATTGAAAACCGACTGCCGTAGGTGCGGAAACACCGTAATTTCCCAAATCATCAATGGCCGAAATATAAAAATCTGTCATACCAGAAGGATCTTTGACAGAATGAAGCATCCGAACCCCGGTACCAACCATCAACGTCAGCGGCTTCAAACTTGTGTTAAGGGCAGGAACCATAGGGGTCATAGTCAAATCATCAATCACCTCTCCTTGATGAATACGGCTCATTTCAATCGGAATACCACCAGCAAGACTGTAACAGACAGAATCATAAGATTCTTGTGCTGTTTTCCCAGAATTAGCTGGAATAATACTAAAAATATAAGTCTCTGCCGCATCAGTAGGAACTTTATACCTTCTCGCATCCCCCTTACGTCTTGTGCTGGCTTCACCGTAAGAATCCTGCACCAAACCAGACGTTGTTGTAATGTCCCCCATAGTCTGATCAAGATAAATGGAATGAGGACCACTACTCAGCTTAACCTTGTCCCCCATATATAAAAAACACCCGTTCGCTGATTTGAAATCCCAGTCTCCCGGCTGAAGACGCTTTCCTGCGGATTCACCCCAACCAATACCCCCTATAGCAGCATTTACATCATCCTGATACTTGAATCCTTCATAAAAAATAGCGGAATATCCTAGCGCAAAAGCTTCCCCTGTTGTAGAAAAACCTATCAAAAGCATATCCCCTTCTTGCGGAATATATCTACCCCAGGAAGTAGCTTGAACATTGGTCGTATCCTCATCACTCTTTTTTGGAGGATAAGACAAACCCAACAAAGGAAAAGTAACCTCTCTTGAATACAAAAATCCATCAAACACCACTTCAACTGTACCTTTATCAATATGAACAGCATGAACCCTGCCCCGGTGAACAGCATTAAAAAATGCGTCGTTAGCTTCACGGGCCTGCTGAACGGAACTTTTATTTGTTCTAATTCTTCCCATTGTTTTACATCTGCCCCTTATCGCTCCCCCTAAAAATTGCTTGTTTTACAAAAGAAGCCGGATTAAAAGCATAGTCCCCCCCAAAGTATTCATGCACATAATTTCCTTTATTGTCCGTCTTTCCTCCCCAACCACGAACAGAATTGATGTTTATAGTTGTATCGCAATTACTGTTCCAAACAATAGAATGCACCAAACTAACTACAGTCGCAAAATAATTCCTATATTTCCAATAAACAGGACGATTTACCATTAAGCCAAACTTAGGGGTAGTACCTATAGACAAATTCCTCATCTCTGCATTCTGCCTACGAAGCATTAAATTAGCAAAAATTTCAGATCCTTCGTCTGTATCAATAAAACCCCAAGGATCAGTAGTTTTAACTCTAGCACCTAATGTCGGAACTAAGCCCCTCGCTGTAGCATAATTTGGTCTAATAGACTCGTTTCCCACAGTACCGGAAAGACCCGCAATAGCCTTCTTCACACTCACATACAAAGTAAAAATACCATCATCCGTTGCTGTATTACTAAAACTAATTTGTTCATAAGGCTCAATTGTTTGCTCTTTTACGTAATTTACTTTTGGAATCTGAGAAAAATCCAAGCCTTGAAACCCAGTAATCATCTCTTGAAAACCCATTTGCATATTCGTCAAGGTCTGCACATCAGTGTCAGAGTATTTACCTGTATAAATTGTGTCAAAATCCTCCTGATACTTATAAATACTATCCGCTGGATCATATTTACCAGAAGCATCTGTACTTGGTCCAAACTGATCAGGGTCATAATCATAAAAAGCCAACTCAAAAACCAAATCCCCCTTTGGTGTAGCATAAAACCTATAAAAATCAGTACAAGCCGCCAACTCGTAAAGAAGGGTCAAACGATCCAAATACACAGCACGGGCAACAATTGAATTCGTTGAAAGGCTTTTATCAATTACATTTGTTCCCAAACCCTTTGCCAATTGGGCCTGTGTCAAAAAGTACACCCTCCCCCCACCAACAGGATAACTCTCAATGTTTTCCCCAATTATAGAAATAATGTCTTTCATATTTTCAGAATACGAAGTAGGGCTTTCATCCTTATGCATTGTATATAAATCTTTGGGTGTAATTCTATGACTAATCAAATCATTCCACTGTTTTAAATCCGTTAGTTTTGTTCCTATTTCTGGAGCACCTTCCATAGACTCCCCAATATAATACGCCGTCACACCCACAGAACCATTATTTCTTTTGAATCTGACACCACGCGGACTTGCAATTGCCCCTAAATCACGGCCCTGCGTTAAAGTACCCTTAACTATCTCAACTTCCCTGTTCACCATAAACTCAACTAAGAAATTACGATCACTTTTCCAAGAAACAACATCACCTTGATCTGAACCTATTGTACTGCTTCCTAAACCATTCGTCCATTCAGTAATCGCATTTTTATACGTTAGTGAGGAAACCATTTGTGTAGAAATATAATTCATTATATCATCATTAGACATTTGAGCAATTTGATCCATCTTGGACTGCTTCACAAAGCCTAACAAAGAATCTGAACCAAAAAACAAGACCTCCAAAACTTCAAACACAGTCATTCCTGCAAAATACTCTTGGTACAAATTCAAACCGGTTGAAGAAGTATTTGCAATCGTTTTCAACTTCTCTGTAACATTAACATCCAAAATACCTGTATCAACATTGACAATCGCATGTCTAGCTATCTTTGTAATATCCGTACACGTAATTAAAACAGTGCTTTCCTTATTTGTCCCTTTATTCTCCGTAAAAGAATCCATAAAACCAGTAAACATCCAATACCAAACCCTGGGGTCGTAAGGATCTCTAAAAGCTACACGAACAGGATCATTCGGATGGAAAATACAGTCCCCCTCTTGCACAGGGTAATCAAACAAGACCTCTTTTTTATAATGAATTACTTCAGAATCTTTAACCTCAGTCGCATCCTGGCTCCAAGTCATTTTCTTGCTAAGTACTTTTAATTTTACATCCATAGGCACATAGGAAGAGGACCACTCAAGACCTAACGCACCCTTTTCTTCCAGCTCACTCGTAACAGAAGCGGCTGAAGGTGCCTCCTCCTGGGCTGCATCAGAAGAGGCTTCCCCGGAAATATAAATACCCATTTGCTCAATATCTGCATCTGAATACAAAGGAACTGAATACGAGCTATCATACTGTCCCTTAAAAGAGGCCCTAGAAGAACCAATTACTTTCATATCATCTCGGGTAATGATGTACTTATCATAAGGATTCACCAAAGTAAAGGCGCAAGAACCTGGCATCCTTTCCAAAGAACCGCCAGAATGCGTTATACGAACGTCCATAACATCCTGGGTTACCTCATTTCCAAAAATGAAAACACGATAAGCCGGAAAAGCCGACCTATACACACCATCAGCAGAAGTAAACTCTTCTTTCCAAGGATCGCTCATGGCGCAGTCCCCACATCATTCAAGAAAGTTTGACTCAAATTCTTTATCACCGAACTAAAAATCATATCTTGCGTTGGGTTAGAATCAAGTGCTGTAAAACTAAAAGACCACCTCTTATTAAAGGGCTCATCCGCAGAATCAGAAAACTCTAGAACTTGATCAAAATGCCCAATGAAAGTAACAAATGAGTTGCCAAACAAGGGACTAGCATAAGAAATAAAAGTCATAACAGGATATCCATTTGTTGGATCAATAACAGGCTCCCTTGTCAAAGAGTATAAATTCCAAAAAGCTGCAAGACGAACAACCCCCGCAGTATTTTTTGTCATACCTGCTGGCTGTAAAGTAACATCTGTTTCATATAGCCTGGAATCTTCCGAAAACTGCTTATCCAACCAATCCGAAAATTGATTCACGCCACCTGCAACTTTATCCATAAAACCTGTTTTGAAAGCGCCCCCACGACGAACATTGATATTCCCGGTCATTCCTTGAAAAGACATTTTCAAAATATCATTATTTCTTCCAACAGTATTTGTCCAATGAAAAAATGTAGCCCCCTCTTGTGTGTCTTTTCTTGTAATACGTTTTGACTGACTGAATGAAATATTTGTTGGATTCATCAACATTGACAAACCCTTCTGACCAGACTTCATTCTCATCGTATTTGTAATATAAAAAGGAACACGAAGAGTCCTATCCTCATATGGACTCATTGCACGCATCATCGCTTCCGCAAAATTGGGAATTGATGAAGACTTATTCATATAGTCTTTATAGTTTACAGTCAAAAATCACCTTCCTCGCCTTTTGTCTTTATACACAACAATACCCATACGTTAGGATCAACCATTTTCCCCAATCATATTTGATTCTAAACCCGCACCCGCCAACTGCTTAAACCAGTCCTCCGGATTCTCTCTCTGCTCAAAATTTTTCTGTGAGGCAGCGGGGCGCTCCTCTTTCCTCCCGGGCTTCAATACCTCAAAGTGCAAGTGTGGAGAGGTGGGTTTTGAAGTTCCGGTACTAGTACCAACGGAGCCAAGCAAATCCCCCGCAGAAATCTCCTCACCCTCACGAACATTAGCCTCTTTCATGTGCCCGTACCACGTAGTAACCCCACCGTACTGTCCAGGGTGCTCAATTGTAATATTCTTCCCAATACCTTTACCCTCACCAACATGGGTAACTATACCTGGAGCTGGCGCATAAATAGGGGAGCCTTCTGGAGCATTAATGTCTACTCCTGTGTGTGCGCGTCCTTCTTTAGCGCCTGGACGCAAAGACTGTTTTCGGAACCTTCCCCCAATTTCACCCCCCTCAACCATATTCACCGGACCAAATGGATTTATATTTTCTACAGAATTGCCATACTTCAAACCACATTTAGGACAATTGCCCACCAATTCTAACATTATGTTTCCCTGTTCATCTACACCCTGACTACTAAGAGATAAAGATCCTCCTACCCAATTATACTCACTCGCTTCTTCCTCCACCTGAGAAATATCTTCTGGAGACATTAAACCATATTTTTTTCTCTCCCCCACCGATCCTCCACCTTTTTCAATGATAACCGGAATAGTTCTAATTCTCTCTTCCCCAGATCCAGTACCCCGCAAAGAAGCTTTCCCCGCTGTAGCTGCTTCAGTATCAGAAGTATCCCCCCCCAGATCAATTGCCTGCTTCAAAGCTTTAAATGATGGACCCAACAAATCTTCCGTCATATTTTCCAACCCAGAAGAGAATTTACCCCAACCAGACGCCAACTTATCAGTATTCTCCTTTGCAGATTTAGAAATAGCTTTATATGCTGCCTCAATTTTCTTGTCGTGCTCCGCTGCTTCTCCCCCCATAGCAGGTTTTTTACCCGTAGCAACCCACGTCACAAGTTGGGGAATAGACAAATCATTGAATCTCCAATACAAGGCCTGGAACGTAACAATTAAATAAGAACCAACATTGAGAATCAAACCCATAATAGCTTGACCCATCTCGCTAACGCCTTTTAAAACTTTATTCAACTCAAGCTGGAATTTAGAAATCTTTTTCTTCTCTGTCATATAAGAATCCTTAAAAGCATCCGCAGACTCTTTCATAACCTTTCTAGCTTCTATCTTCTGCCCACTATCAATAAGCTTTTTTATAGCTAACGCACTAGAAGCACCCTGCTCATTCATACCCATACCAGAATTTTTCATAATCCATTTAGCAGAATCTTCATCATTATTTGCCTGTCTCATAGACATTGTGGCCTGTATATAAGCCACCTGCATCAATTCATCTAAATCTCCACCACTTTCCTTTTTTCTTTTTATTCTGTCTATTGCATTTTCAAACCGTTGAGCAGCAGCAGCCCCCATTTCTGGTGCCAACCCCATTTGCACGCCCATATATGACATCATCTCTTGTGACATACTGGCAATAGATCCTGCAATATTTTGCAACCCTTCTGCTGCAAATTTACCTGCAAACTGCTTTGGTAAACCTAATTTTTCAAACCCTTCCTGCAACTTAACCGAAAGAGCAACAACATCATCAATATCAAAACCAAATTTCTTTAATGTATTACCAGCAGTTTCAATATTCTTCAAAAACTGCATCGTCCCAATTCCAGATTCTTTTCCTGCCATCATCATCTTGTACAAAGAATCCTTGGCCTCATCCAAGCCCTTTCCATAATCAGCCATTATGCCAACCATACGTTGGGCACTTGTTCCTCCAGCTAAATCAAACATTTTATCTAAAGCCAGCCCAAACGTCATATAATTATCACGAACACCTTTGATGCCTGCATCCAAAGGCTTTAGCATTTCCTCAACCCCGATACCATTTCGCACAAACCCAGCAGCCGCAGCTTGAGTTTCCTCCTTTGCAACCCCATAAAATTTCTGCAATTTTTCTTGCAATTGTGAAACTTGTGCTGTTCCTCTTGCTACCGCACCCTTAACCCCCGAGTCAACGGCCTCTACAAGCACGTTGGTGACCTCTCCAGCCTCCTTACGCATCCTGTCCTGTTCCATGTACCCAAACCCAATTATACCCAACAGCGTGGCTCCTACGTTGCCAGGAGAGGGTATGTAGGTTTTGTGCATAAATCCCGAGAAAACCTTCTTAATTCCCGCCCACTCTTTTGCTAACAGAGAACTAGGCCTTTTCCGGGCCTCAGAAGTAATGCCCGTAATGTTTCCCTTTTTATCTTGCTGAAAACGAAGTATAAAATCTTTTGGATCACCCTTGAAAATCTCCTGAAATTTACTCAAATCATTAATATCAACAGTTATTTTACCTAATCGCCCCATCGCTTTAGAAGAATTAATAAAAAACTCAGCATGTAGTTTTTCTGCACTAGCTTGATTTTCAACCCCCTGCTGAATACGGGAAACAGAGGACAAAGATTTCAACAACTCAGTTGACAAAGTGTCTAATAAGGGCTGAAAACCCTCTTTCAAAGCCTTCAGTGTTCCAGCAAACAGGTCAGTATTCTTCACAGACAGAGTTTGAAGAGTTTTCCCCAAATCTGTAAAATTATACCGGATTTGCTCAAGTTGTTGAATATCAACAATCATCTCGGATTTGCCTTCTTACCCTCCATAATTAACCTGCTACCTTCTTGAACCTCTCCCGGAACAAAAAACTCCCTTCGCATTCCAGCTTGTTCTCTTGCCCGATTCCGGCTCAACTGCTCAACCGCCCTATCCCCTTTAGCCTTGTCCCCCCCAACCATCTTTCTAGTAATATAAGCTTCCATGTTTAATCGAGAATTCTCAAACAAATTGTGCATTTGTGCTTTCATATTCTCTGAATATGGCCCATACATAAATAACTTTTCAAACCCATCCTGAACATCTTTCTGAATTGTGTATATCCACTGCGCTTGTGTTTTTTGATCATTCATTAAATCCTTAACATCTTGAGTTAAAACTTCCAAATCTTTACCCATTCCGCTTTTAACTAGATCAACAACAGGCCCCAAACTTTTAGCCATATCACCAAAAATAGCAGATAATGCCGTCCCCGCTTGTTGGCCACCAGTAACAAGATCTTTTGCACCAGACTCTAAAGATAGTGCTTGCGCCCAAAATGCATCATCAAATTTCTTACTCGCTGACTGTCTCTCCTCAGAACTCATTAACATACGGGAGGGCAAAGAAGTAAGCCAATAAAACCCGGTAATAAGTGTTCCTGCAATAGCGGACAAAATCTTCATCAAGCCATTACCTATAGTGCCCAAACCCTGCATTAAATTATATTGCTCTTTCTGAAGCAATGTAAGCTGCTGAGATTCTGTCATAAAAGAATCTTTCAAAGCCTTCATTTGACCGACCACGGTAGCCTCATCCGCAGCTTCCTTACTATCAATCTTTCCGGAAACGACTATATCCCACGCTGCGGAGGCAGATTGAGTATCCGCATAATATCCGGCCGCTTTCAGATACTCTATTCCCATAGTTTTATTGCCACGGGTTGCCTCTGAAGCAAGTTTTATCTTTGCCTTAGTCACATCCTTGAAAAAACCTAAATCCTCCCCCTTTGCCATACGTTCTGCGCCCATTTCTATTTTTTGCATCGCTTTCATACGGTCCATATCCGGAAACATTTCTGCTGCCAAGCGCATAAGACCACCACCACTAGAAGAAATACCCGTCATACCTTGAAGAGATGATGCAGCCTTTTGTCCCGCAGCTTGATCAGTTAGGCCCATTTCCTTATAATAACCCTTCAATTGAAGCATAACATCTTTGATATCTTCCATTTCAACGCCATATTGAGACAAAGCCTGTGAACCAGCCATTACAGAACCTATGAATTTCTCAACCCCCATTCCACTTCTTTGTGCAGCAAAAGCAAGATCCATATATTTTTGGGAAGCATTTTCAAGAGACTCGCCATAATCGGAAACCAATTTATTCACGTTTGTAGCAGATGTCCCAGTTGCCATATTGTACATCTTGTCAATGCCTAAAGTTGTCGTCATAACGTTCGTTCCAACTTCGTCCAAACTATTTTTAAACTGCCCTAGATTCGTTGTAACTTTGTACCCTGCATCAATCATTTGTTTCGTAACAGCCTGTGTTTCCTGCCTACCAATCCCGTAAAGTTTTTGTGCTTTTTCCTGGAATTTTGACATCCACTCAATAGCTTTTTCCTGGCCCTTACCATGAACCCCTGCGGTACCTGCTTCAAAGACATTGAGCATTTCCCCGGCTTCAGCGCCCTTACGATATTCTTCCTGCTTTCCCAAAAGGATAAAACCAAGACCCATTGCTATAATTCCGCCACCCGACAACAACCCCCCTGTCAAACTAGAAAAAATACCACCAGCCTTAGCTTTTGCCTGCTTTGCCTCTTTCTCAACAAGTTTCCACATCCCAGCCATAGCTTCTTCAAAATCTTTTTTTAAACCCTCAATAGTCTTAGCTAATTTTGTAGTTTTTTCTGTGGCCTCATCAATCTTTTTATTCATGTCCTCCGTAGCTTTATCTGTACCAGAACCAGCGGGATTTATATCCGCAGTTTTATCAGCGGCAGACTCTGGGCCTGCCCCCAAAGCACCAGCCAGTTTGGACATATCTGTATTACTAATATCCTTCAACTTTTGAGAAATCTCGGCAGACTTTTTCTGGTAGTCCTCCAAATAACCAGAAGTTGACTGCAAATGCCTCTCAAACGATTGAAAACCACTCTCAGAAACCATACCAAGATTAGTAAATGTCTGAAAAAGTTCACTAGCTTGGTCCTGAATACCCTTTAAATCATTTGAAACTTGGGAAGCAAGTTTATGAATCGTTTCCCCAAAATCAGTAAAAGACTTGTTCAGAATTGAAAACTGTGACGTAAATGACGTGAAATCAAACGAAAGAAGATATTCTTGCGGGGTCGGCATCTTACTTTACCTATTCGGAACTGACTGTAACGCGCCTCTTGGATTTCGATACAGGCTTTTCATCAACGGCCTCTGCTTTAATCGAAACTCTCATTGAAGCTTCCTTCTTTTCTTCCTTGACTTTGGCCTCACTTTCCAAAGGCTTTACAATATTTTCATTTATCCATTGCGTTTCTGGTGATGATCTAACAGCATATTTCTGCAACTCCACCGGATCATCCAGAAATACTATATCTTCCTCTAGGAACTTCTCCAGCTCCTCTTCATCCATCATCTCAGTTTTACCAGAAGATGCTTCAGTTTCTAGATCTTTTGCTGCCTCTTCTTGTTGTCGTAACTCATCATTACGTTGTACAAAAGCCTCAACAAACCCCTCACGCGACGTCATTACTGCCAAAGGAACATACTCATTCTCGCCCGGCCTTTTTAGAAGATGCGTCTCCGGATCTTCCATTGGCATCAAATTCAAGCCCAAAAGATTTATCAACTCCTTACGGAAAGCTTTGAATAATGTTCCAACTTCTTCTACTCGCCGTTCTTCCTTCATCCTCAAAACTTCGTACTCGAACATCCACTTCGTTTCATTCATATTTTTAACAATAGGATCTGAAATTAATACCCTCTTGGATTCAAGTACCCGCGCCTTAACAATAACGTCAGAAACTACTCTGCGCCAATAGGGGAAGGCTCGGTCGTACTCTCTTCCAATGTCTCCTTTTCCGAACTCTCCCCCGAGGATTTTTTTAGCGTTGCAATTGCCTCCGTCCTTCGGGCCTCTAGCGTCTGATACTTCTCCCAAAGCTCTGCAATACCCTCTGGATAACGATCAGCAAGGAACTTCATCAAATGTTCCGCGCAAAAATACTTGCGGGAATAAGTATTCATGCTTTCCAACTCATTTCTCTTATCTTCAGAAAGCATTTTCCATTCTTCATCAAAATATTCGTAGATAGAAATATCATCAATCTTTCGAATACCAATAGAAAGTGTTGGAAGACGGAAAGAAGCAACGGCCGAAAGCTGATTACTCATAACCACATGGGCCATACGCCAATTGGACTCTTCCTCATTCAGAAGAGAAAAAGTCCAGTTGTGGCCAAGAACACTAAACGTATCGGTAATGTTCCCGGTAACATCCAGTTCTTTCCCGATGTCCTCAAGCAACTGTTTAACTTTTTTGGGATTTGTAGTAGACATTGTAGCTTTCGCTCACTTTCTCTCGCCGAAGCGAGGTTAAAAACTAACCCAACCTGCAACTATTACAGGAAGGCTCTTACACGCTCATACATCAAAGAAGCAGAAACAGAAACAATCCTGTCCCCGTTAGCAGTTAAATTACGACCTAGATTAGTAAACCAACAACCGGTATAAACAAGAAGTTCCGTTGATCCATCGGGATTTGACCACTTCTCAGAAATCTCAAGAGGGTTGGATTGGTCAGTTAGCATCTGAATGCTGAATGAACTCCCCCAAGCCTGCTCCATCTTCTTTTTATATAGGTCATACCGATCTACACGAATAGTAAGATTTGACAGATTCCCAGGAACGTTTTCAAATACTTCCCCGGTAGTTGCTGAATTCAACTCATATGTGTGAACAACGCCCCTATTCTGAGACGGTGCCCAGGTCTGAATCTGCCCAATAGTAACCCCGTTCGCACGGATAGCCACCGCATGGGAAGTTCTAACTGTAGTCTTTGGAATTGCCATATTTATACTCCTCTATCCTACGCTGTCGCCGCGAAGAAAGGGTTGTCCACTGAGTATTCACCGAAGAATCTCTTTGCTGGATACTTCAAATTGTACCAATACTTAAAGAGATACGTTCTTGGATCTGTTGTATCCTGATAAACCATAATGTCCGTCTTAGGATCAATGTCCCGTGTCGAACCGTCGCTATTCTTGTATGGACCAATCGTTCCGTTGTTAATATTGGCTAGAATACCAAGCATAATCCATTTCTTCACGTCAGTAATGAAGTCCGCAAGGTCATCCGGAACAACACCAACTACGTTATTGTAGAGTAGTGAATCAACCGTTGCAGTAACCGCATCTTTCTGAGCCGAAGAAGCAGGTTCCTCAAACGAAACAACCTTGCCACCACCAGCTTCGGTCGTTAGCGGGTCAAGCAACGTGAATTTCCCGGCATCCTGGGTAACTACACAAACACCATTACCCGCTAATGTGTGCCGCTCACCACGAAGATACGTTTCAAAAGTGTCAATTTGGAAGCCCGTGATTAGCTTGTTAATCAGTACATCAGACGGACTTGGAAGCGACGTGTACAGAGCCATAACCGCTGCGGCAATGTATGTCCCGTCAAGGTCTACATCGACTTCACGCCCATCCTCAAGCGTCAAAGTACGCTCTGCCTCAGACGGAGCCACCAGAATGAGCCTGCCACGACCAGGAGAGGTATTCCCCGGCTGTAGCGTCCGCGTAGCACGATATACAAATGTATCTGCCGTATCGGGATCGCCAACCGCTGTACCCCTTGACATCCCGAACCAACCACGCCTATAATGCTTATTCAACATACTCGACTGATCCGCAACGTGAGTCATCAAATAAACTGCTGTATCCGTTGACGTATCAATAACAACTACATCTGTAATTCCAGACTTCTGCTCACAAGAATCAATTGCGGCATGAATTTGCGAAATCGTTGGTGTACCTGGAACAGTTGAATCGTCGATTTGCTGCAACCACAAAGCAGGAGCATTATTTTCAAAAGCAATCTCACCTGCAATTGCCAACTTGTTCCGGGTATAATTTCCAATAGTCAACGGGGAACAATAGGCATAAAGCTGCGTTGGATTATACACCTTTGTTGGAATAATGTAATCATCTGCTGGCCGATTGTAATCGTATGTACAATAATATGATGTGCCAAAAGCAGGCCGAGACGCAGCGCCACGAATTTCGTAGGGTTGGGTAGTCGCCCCAAAGAACAGTGAGAAAGCATTCTGTGCCACAGCATAGAAAACAAGAGAAGTAGCATAGCCCCGCTCAACAGGGAAGCTCTGGAAAGGCGTTCTAACTTCCATCTTCAAATAGCCACCAGAATCTGATGCTGTCCAAGCATACTCAGGACCATAAACAGCACTACCGGCCAAAGCTGCATTAATAATAATGGCAGTCGCCGCCGCAGTAGTAGCACCAGGAGCAAAAACAACTGTAATTGGAGTAAGACCATTAATTGAGAAATTCAATTGGTCGCTAACACCAGCAACGAAAGTATAGTTTTGGATTACTGTTGCAGTCACATTTGCAGCATGATAATATGCAGCTACATTCCAATCAATTGTAGTAGTAGCGCCATTCTCATAATCCTGATTTTTCGTATAAGATGAAGAACCTGGATAACTTCCAGTAAGGATAATGTTAGAGAGAGTATCAGTTGCAGAAGTTTCCGCTAATGGATCTTCAACCGTCTCGACAGTCACGTATTCAATTGTGTAAGTTGCCGTTGAAGAATAAACCGCATCAATTACTTCTACAATTGAATTGGGCTGAACACCGGCCGTTGCAGAAGGTGCCCACGATGCATTAGAAATAATGGAAGCACAATCATGGTCCAAAGAAACAAAAATCTTAATATCTGAAGCCGTACCGGTTGTCGGAGAAGTTAACCTCAACGTATCATTTGGTGCCAAGGTTGCAAAAGTTGTTGCAACCGCATTATATGTAGCACCATACAGAGGACTGGCCGCAAGAGCAGCATTAATCTCCGTAGCAACTTGCGTAAGGGGAATAACACCGGGGGTAATAGCAATTGTAAGAGCCTTTTTTCCATCCAAAGAAACAGTAAAACTGTGGTGTGTGCCGTCCGTAGTAACAGGTGTTCCCGCAGCACCAGCAATCATCGCAGGAGCAAACGACCAATCCCCCAAACCAAGAGCGTTTCCGTTCATATAAAGAACAGCATTATTACGGTCCCTGTTTGATGTATTTACAACATTCGACCTAAAAGGAGTAACAGCGGACCAACCTGCTACCGTCTCGGCATAGACCTTCCCACGAACAACCGCCTCATTTGTAACCCTACGAGTACGGGGAGCAATTGCTACAACGCAGCCGGTTCTTTCTGAAACAACAGAAACCGAACCCGGCTCGATTACCTCAGAAATATATACACCAGGATCGGTATAAACACTAATTGCTATTGTCATTTAAAATCCTCCTACTTGCACTTAATCATAAGCCAACTTGTGTAGGTTTCTTAAAGGGACACAAATTAAATCACCAAAGACTTAAGCAGCAGGTGCCCAAAATGGATTATCCACTGAGTATTCACCGAAGAATCTCTTTGCCGGATACTTCAGGTTATACCAATACTTGAACAAATACGTCCTTGGGTCTGTTGAAGACTGGAACACTTGAATGTCCGTTTTTGGGTCAATATCCCTGGAAGAACCATCAGTATTCTTGTAAGGCCCAATTGTCCCATTATTGATATTTGCGATAATTGCCAACATTATCCACTTTTTAATATCTGTGATAAAATCGGCAAGATCATCCGGGACAACACCAACCACATTGTTGTATAGCAAAGTATCAACTGTTGAAGTTACAGCATCTTTCTGCGCCGAAGAAGCTGGCTCCTCAAACGAAACAACCTTGCCACCACCGGCTTCTGTCGTAAGAGGATCAAGAAGAATTAACCTTCCTGCGTCTTCGGTAACTACACAAACGCCATTACCTGCCAAAGTATGTCGTTCTTCAGTTAAATATGTCTCAAAATCATCAATTTTGAACCCGGTGATTGTCTTGTTAATCAAAACATCTGAAGGTGAAGGTAAACTGGTATAAAGAGCCATAATCGCGGTAGCCACATATGACCCATCTACTTCCACATCAATCTCTCTGCCATCATCCAAAGTAACCGTCCTAGTCACCGTTGATGGGGCCACTAGAATGAGCCTGCCACGTCCTGGAGAGGTATTTCCCGGTTGTAGCGTCCTGGTTGCCCGATACACCAACGTATTTGCCGTGTCCGGATCACCTACCGCCGTGCTTCTAGCCATCCCAAACCAACCGCGCCTATAATGCTTGTTTAACATAGAAGATTGGTCAGCAACATGGGTCATCAAATAAACCGCAGTATCCGTTGAAGTATCAATGACAACGATATCGGTAATTCCCGACTTTTGTTCGCAAGAATCAATTGCTGTGTGAATCTGTGTGCTAGTTGGAGTACCAGGAACCGTTGAATCGTTAATCTGTTGCAGCCACAAAGAGGATGCACTGTTTTCAAATGCAATGCCGCCAGCAATCGCCAGCTTGTTCCGTGTATAATTCAACACCGTCAAAGGTGAACAATAACCATAAAGCTCTGCCGGGTTATACACCAACCAAGGAGTTAAATAGTTAGATGCTGGCCTGTTGTAATCGTAGGTGCAGTAATAAGAATCACCAAAAGAGGGCCGTAATGCCGCGCCACGAATTTCATACGGAAGAGTTGTTGCACCAAAAAATAGAGAAAATGCGTTCCTGGTGTTGGTATAGAAAATAATTGAAGTGTCATATCCGCGCTCTACAGGGAAGCTCTGGAAAGGTGTTCTAACTTCCCACTTCAAAGACCCCGCATTATTTGAAGCCGTCCAAGCATATTCTGGACCATATGTAGAACTTGCGGCTAGAGCGGCATTGATTTCCGCAGCCAAAGTAGCCGCCGTTACACCAACACCCGCCGTAAAAGTAACTGTAATTGCCGCCAACCCGTTAAGAGAGAAAGTAATCCGGTCACTAATATTTAGAACGGGTGTATAAGGACCAGCCACCGTTGCTGTCACATTAGCAGCATGATAATAAGCAGCCACATTCCAGTCAATTGTAACGGTAGCTCCGTTTTCGTAGTCCTGATTTTTCACAAATGAAGAAGAACCTGGATAACTTCCCGTGACCACGATATTGCTAAGGGTGTCAGTTACAGTTGTATCCGCTAATGGATCTTCAACCGTTTCAACCGTTACATACTCAATTGTATACGTAGCCCCCGAAATGTAAGAAGCATCAATTATTTCAACCGTAGAATTTGGCTGAATCCCAGTAGTGGCTGATGGAACCCAAGAACCACTAGAAATTACGGAAGCCCCATCCGTAAGAGGAGAAAGGAAAATCTTAATATCAGAAGCGGACGTTGTTGTGGGCGACGTCAATTTCAATGTGTCGTTCGGGTTCGTTGTAGCGTAGGTACTCGCAACAGTAGCATATGTTGCACCATAAATTGGGCTGGCGTTCAAAGCTGTATTGATGTCCGTCGCAATAGTAGTAAGCGGGGTTGAAATGCCGCTTGTCAAAGCTACAGCAAGTGCTTTCTTTCCATCCAAAGACAGAGTGAAATACCGAGTGCCGCTGGACACCGGAGGCATTTCCGTACCATTACCAACATCGGAATCCATGAAAGCTGTGCCGCCAGCACCGGAAATATCGGTACCCGCACCAGCAGGAACAGCCGAAGTCACACTAACATCGGAAACAAACGGATCAACACTTACTGAAGAAACAATAAAATGATCCACAGACCATGTACAAGTTTCCAAGTGGGTTGGTGTCAAAGCCCGAATACCAACTTGAATAACCGTCGCCACATCATTCATATTCGCGCAAGCACCAAAGTTCAGCCCAAGAACGTTATAGACAACACCATCAATAGAAATAGTAAATTCACCGTCGCCAACAACGGTCCAAGTTAAAAGAACAGCCGTTGCCCCGTTACCGCCCAACAAATAAGCAGGAATCGTTGTAACAGTCGTATTAACCGGTGTCCCAGGAGTTGCTGAATTGTTGATTGTAGCAGGAATAAACGACCAATCTCCTAAGCCAAGAGCATTTCCATTTTGGTAAAGAATTGCGTTATTTCTATCGCGGTTCGAAGTATAAGTCAATATTGCTCTGTATGGCGTAGAACCTGACCAACCTGCTACCGTCTCAGCAAAAACCTTGCCACGAACGATAGATTCATTCGTTACACGCCTTGTACGTGGCGCAATGGCTACGACACAAGGGGTTCTTTCAAAATTAGTAGAAACAGAACCCGGCTCAATTACCTCTGCTTGGTAAACCCCTGGATCTGTATATGTGCTGATTGCAATAGTCATTTAGACCTCCTACATTTCAAAACAGTATAACATCAAAAAAGTTGGCCCATTGAAGACCCTAGCCAATTCTTTTGAAATTCTTACTCAACACCCCATAATCCCCATCGGGCAATGATGTAGTCCACACAACATCCGTGCTATTCAAGAAAATAGGAACCGTAGTCAATGGCCTATCAATGTAATCCGCTATCAAAATTGGGATAGAACCACGATTCGCATAGATATAATCGTAAAGCTCCCCACCTAACCGGGGAACATTTATCTCCCCAGACCAGCTAAATTCACCCTTGAAAATTATGTGGTACCACTCAGCAGGTGTCACTGCGTCGTCAAAATAGGACCTACCCAAAAACTGAAAACGCCTTTTTTCCATCCAGAAACCAAAAAATGTCTGAACAAGGTCGCTCATCTCCCCACGTTCATTTAAATCGTCAGTAATTACATCAATATTTATGGTCATTTCCGCCATAGTGCCATATCTGTTCTTTGGCGGTCTTGCGGTATTAAGATATGTGTCCGTTTGCCCAACAGTTAACCCAAATGCCGTTAAACAAGCCGCAGTGCCCCCTGTAATGGTTATAATGTTGGGGGTGCCCTCTGCACAAGGCCCCCCAGCCGTGAGCCTCAGATAGCCATCTACGGTCGCAGAAGCGGTATAGTAAAGTGCTTGTGCATTTATTGCCAAAACTACAGCATCTATTGTAGCTGCTCCTATTGTGGCAAATAATATACTACTAAAAGTAATGGTTGAAGTTGTTGTATTTTCAACCAAGCCCCGTGGAACAGTTGTCAGGGTGAGTGTCCAACCATCGGTCAAAGCAAAAGGACCAGCTTTTGTACCTTCTACACGCGGGGGATCTTGTACATGATCCACGAAATTATTTCCAATGCCTAGACGCTTCTCGCGCGAGGTTGCTGAAGTAATAGCAATCATTGGAAATTTATCTGAAGTATCCGCATACGACATCATTACTTTCGTAATGGTTTCGAGATCTCCTTCAGCAATACCGGGAGCAGTAGTTCCACGACTGTATTTGTTTATTGTGGGAATCTCGCTCAATTTATATGCTGCATCTGTCGAAATATATTGGAAATATGACCGCAATTCCGTCATAAATGCGTCTTTGGCCGTCTCAATAAGCTGCCCAAACCTTGGCGGATCTGTGCTGTCATAGGGGGCAGTTTCTATGTATTGTCTCTCTGTAAGGTCTTCTCTGGACATTTTGTCTACCTATTAAAATTCCGCACTACGTTTCGTATCACCATCGGGTGTGGTTCTCATCTTGACATGTAACCTCCGTGCCTGTATCTTTAGGCACCGACCTGCACCCCAGGTCGTTTTCAACTTGTAAGATGTTCCTGGCTGAATTCTCATCTCTGTCCATAACCAAGCCACACACAGGACACTCATGAATGCGAATATTTAGTGCCTTACGCACTAGGGTACCGCAATCCGAACAGTGCTGACTTGTGCCCTTTGGGTTAACTAGCACAACCGGAAAACCAGCTTCTTCCGCTTTATTTTTCAGTTGAGCTATAAACATCCCCCAGGAAGCATCCATTATGTTTCGTCTCATAGAACGGGTGTTTTTCTCTGTCATCCCTTCTGGGGCTGGACGTGTTGAAGCCAGCATCCCAACAATGTTCAATTTCTCAACTTTAAAACCATCATATTCTTTAGCTAGAGCAGCAACAGTTTGAAATATAAAATCTTTGCGCTTATTAGCAACTTTCGCGCTGATGCGCGAAAGAACTTGCTTGGACTTTTTCCTATTGTTTGATCCTTTTTTCTTGGAACTTAAATCTCTTTGAGCTTCTTTTACCTGGGGAAGAACTTTCTTTAGAAAATGGGGATGATCTATATCTTTCCCATCGGACATTTTAGCAAAGGTCCTCAAACCAACATCGATCCCAACCTCATTCCTAGGAGCTTTGACAGCAGGAGCAGGACCAACATCAATCCGAAAATCCGCCCACCAGCGATTTTGGCGCTTGACGATTCGAAGACCTTTGATTTCCCCGTCCCTGTGAATCTTGTTCCTCATAGTCAGAACAATAGGTGTTGGACCTGCTTTGATAATTAACTTCTTTCCTTCAATCTTCCAGCCCCCAAGACCAGAAATCAGCGTGTCAAATCTACCCTTACCCTTAAATCTCGGAAAACCTGGGTTTTTTCCTGCTTTTGATCTTCTGTAGAAACTAACATAGGCAAGATCCAACCTGCGGAGAGAGGTTAATCTCGTCATCTCACTCGGCAAAAGTTTAAACTCTGGATCATCCGCACGAAGGTCAGTTAAATCCCCATACTGTTCATAAAGAGAAACAGAAACTTTCTGTCTACTATAAGCCTCCCGCCTTTGCTGTAAGGCTGCATTGTAAAGCTGCCTACAAGATTCCAGCACAGAAAGAAGTAAAGCTTCCTGCTTATAAGATCGCCCTAACTTAACTTTACTTGTCCTAAACATATCCTTATTTCCACGTTTTTCTCAAAAGGATAACGCCCGCTCCTACCAAACCAAAGAATACGGACCTACCGTATCCGCAACCCTTGTTGTAAAAGTCTGCGACACTAAAATATACGAGAAAGGATCAGAATTTTGCCAACTGGTTATTACATGTCTTGTGCCCGCAACCGCACCATCCATGAATTCGATAAAGCAAGAGCCAGTTATCAATTCGTCCAATGAACCTCTGGTAATTGAAGGGTCAAAGTCTGCCAAACCCGCGCTCCAAAAATGCTCATTCCCACTAACTGGCAAATCTCCCCAGTCTTGCTTCTTAACCTGCCTAAATGGAATATCGCGCATTGCAAGGATAAATGGACCTTGCCTATACTCGCCAGCAATTACTTCATTCTCTAAAGGAATCGTCGCATACCTTGCACGGACAATATCAAAAAAGGGGCTGAGAATATCTACTGTATCCCGCGTAAGAATTGCCTTGAACCTTATTGTACCACTAACAGGATTAACCGTAGCCAATGTTGAAATATCTGCCCAAGTATGACCAGCATTCAGCGAATATTTAACCACAACATCTGAATTTGCTGAGTCCCTTATTGTATAGTGAACATCAGTTTCCCAAAATGATCCAAAAGCTGTTCTAGAAAAAGTAAAATCTGGGGAAACTATTTCACCCATTAGATACCCATCGCTAATTTGCACATCCGAGGATTTGAAACCTATCGTTGCCTCAGTATCAATAAGAGTTGCTGTAGTATCTGAAGCTGATAGCCAAAGAGTATTAAACCCGAATTTCTTAAATCCAGGAACTAAGCCTATTCCATGACAACTATAGCATTTGCGATCCGCTTGCTGATTGCTTTCTTTGTAGCAAGCGCATTTGTCCCCAGTTTTCACGGGTTGCCATAGGTACGAGCGAATACCGCCAGCACGTATTTCATCCATTAGCAAAGAGCGTTGGCGAGCTTGTTCTTCTTCAGCAAGGACTCTACGGTATATATCGCGTCCCCAGTAGCCCGCAGCCGTACTTCCGTTTCCATTACATCCTGTGGCGTCACTCCAGCCCATTACTTCCCATCCTCTACCAATTCTGTCATCAATTCTTCAATGGATTTATTGTTCGCTGCGTCTTTCATAGTATTAATCAGCTTTTGCCAACGACTTTCATCTAGTAATCTGAAGAATTTAATGTTGTCCATTTTCTCAAGCTTTTGTAAATCTATTTTAAGCGTGGTTTTCATTAGTTCGGCGTAGACAGCCAGAAATTCCTGAACAATGAACCACCAGGAGCAGAACTCAGCATCGCGTAATATGCACTGTTCATTCGAAGTTCTATAGATACCGTACCAGATTCCACAAACTTGAGCTTGAATATTGGAATCAGCTTATCCAACTCATTTCGCAAATTCTGCGCCATTGCGGCAAGTGGCGTAGCATGTTGAAGTACAAATGAATGTCCCTGATCACTAAATGAAGGAACATCTGTATCAATTGCAAACATTGTCTGAGAAATTACCCCAACATACAAAGCCGCTTTCATCAGGATATCACTATGGTATTCCAACGGGTAATTCTCAATTGAATACCACATTGGATAGGGCTCATACTCGTTCAACATGTGCAAGCCCATTGTCAAATAACAAATGAGCATCCCATCAGTATATCCAAGAAAACAATCCTTTTCCGGCATAATCCTTTTAACCGTTTTATCAATCATAAGACGGAATCTTGGCAATAATGACAGAACCCTTGGAGAAACTACTTCGACAACCTGTGTTCGATACATGTCCTCAGAAGTATCTGTAATTCTTGCGTGCCAATTGAATAGGTAAGTCCCTGTTGGAGTTGTTTCATTAGCTTCAGCGCCATAGTTAAGGTAATAAGCACCAATGGCCGAATGCTTAATCCGTGTCTTAGGTGGATTGGATTTTGGCCAATAGCTTTCTGAATAGACAACAGTTCCAGAAATATCCGTTATTTCAAGATCCAATTCACCTCTTGGATCACCAGTTGACATTTTCTCTTCAACAATATCAGCCGGATTCCCATTAGAGTCTAAAATAGTTACATCAATGCGTCTATGAGCATTCTCACGAACCAATTCGATCATCTGAGCGACAGAAGGAACCTCAACTCCGGATTTTATAAGCATAGTTCCCCCTTAACAAAACCCAATATAGTCACACCAAAAGGTGATTTTTGTAACTCGATCATGTTCTGGGCATAACTCTTCATTATCAAAAAGCCTCCGCGCCAACGGCACAGCTAAAAGCTGTACTATCAGTCGTCAACCTGTGCCCCAGGTTGTTTTTTCCTAAAGCAAAAATATTCTTGGCCGCATTTAAATCCCTGTCTAGCAACAAACCACAAACAGGGCAATCATGCATTCTAGAACCAAGATCTTTCTTTACTGTTGTCCCGCATCCGGAACACATCTGTGAAGTTCCTCTAGGATTTACGCAAACAACCGGACAGCCAGCTTCTTCCGCTTTACTGACCAGATGAAGAGCAAATGCACCCCAAGACGAATCTATAATCCCCCTCTTTAAACCGGGAAGACCAAACTTACCCAAACCTGAGGGAGCGCTATTCGTAGACATCATCCTTCTTATATCCAGCGCCTCCACTACAAAACCGTCATACGTTTTTACTAAATCCGAAACAACCTGATTTATAAAGTTCTTTCGTTGATTTACTATATTCTCATTTAATCGAGCGAGACGTTCCTGTGCCTTCTTCCTATTATTTGAGCCTTTTGTCTTTCTAGACAAATTTCTCTGCCCCTCTTTAAGTTTGGCAGAAGCGTTAACTAGAAAATGGGGATGCTCAACCTCAGATCCATCTGACAATGTTGCAAAAGTTTTAATACCAACATCAATACCAACACTATTTTTTGCTTCCCCTTTTTCCGGAATATCCCCCATCTCAATTTGAAAATGCGCCCACCAACGCCCTGCCCGCTCTACTAACTTAAACCCAACTATTTTACCCGCTAAATAAATACTATTTCTCATTCTTAGCACTATAGGGTCTTTACCATTAACCAAAATAAGTTTTTTTCCATCTATCTTCCAGCCAGTTCGACCATAAAATAAAGTATTAAACCGATCAACCCCTTTATATCTAGGATACCCCGGCTTCTCCCCACGTTTCAATCTATTAAAAAACTTCTGAAAAGCTAAGGCAAGTCGATGCAATGATGTAAGTCTCGCAGTCTCAACGGGAATGTTTCTAAACTCTATATCGTCTGCTCTCACCTTAGTCAGCTCTGCATGTTGATCATATTCCGTTAAGGATACGTGCTGTTTCACCCAAGCTTCGCGCCGCTGTTGCAAAGCAGCATTATATAACTGCCGTAATAACTCCAAAGTAGTTTTGAGCTTTTTCTCCTGTTTAGGAGATTTCCCCAACTTTACCTTACAAGTTCTGTATAATTTAGCCATCAACCCATGCCTAAATGTTAATCACCTAACAGAAGATATTTCACCTTTGCGCCAACAGGACCACAAGTAATAGTTGCCGCAGTGATTGATCCTTTGTAAATAGCAATGAATCCACCAGCAATCAAACTAATTGTATCAACACTGCCGTTCAATTTAACTGTTACTGGCTGATCCGTTCCAATGTATAGCCAATCCGCTTCAGCTAATGATCCGAAATTGATAATGTAAATTGCAGCAGGAGCAAGAACCGCAACATTGCCAATTGATTCATTGTAATCTAGAGTTGGCCCCGTTGTAGAAGTTGGCGTAATTACTGGTGACCCTAGAATACCAGAAACTTCCGGACCCCCAGGAGCTTCGTCATATGTGAATGTTCCTGCAATAGTTAAAGTGTCAGTTGCCATTTTGTTTACTCCCTATCTAGAAGCTTACCAATTTCTTGCTGAAGCTCCCCAAGTTTACTACCAATTTTTTCCAACTCATTATCAATATTCGCAAACCTGTGTGAAAAGGGACAATCATCTTTAGAAGGAAGTCTGCAAGTCGTGTCTTTTCCAAATACCTTTTTGAAACCGAGAATGATTGAGTTGAGCATGGGAATTTTCCTTTCCATTATGGAATTGAAACTGTACGAGCAACCAGAGATGCAATTAGAGTAACAGCAACAGCAGCATTATTTGTCAATTCGAGAACAATAGGAAATCCGCCATAGCCCTTGAGAGTATGGGCAGTTTCTACATGGATATTTCTTTGGCGAAGATTGGAAGGGAAAATGTCGGTATCTGTGTGAATTACTGTAGCAACTTCAGCAGCACCAGCAAAAAGGTTAGTTGCTTGAAGAATTCCACCGGTATGTGTTGAAGTATCTACATAAAGTGGGCCAGTAAATGCACCTCCATAATATACAGCCCAGGTAACTCCACCAGCAGGCAAAGCTCCACCGGATGAGCTAACTGAAATATTAATATCCCGGAAAGGTTCGCCACTGGGGTCCATCCATACACGAACTACGGGCGCTAATCCGCCAGCAGCCGTCATTGTCACTTCTTTCGTAGTTTCGATATATTGCATTTGAGAGATTTCCTCCTTAGAATTTTCCTTAGTTTAGTCTACCTTAAAATTCGTTGGGACTCTTAAAGGGCTTGTATAAATTTTCGCTAATAAAGGGACAAAGATTTTGTAATGAAAGTTACCACTAAAGTTACGTCGTCAATGTCGTTATTGGTGAATCTGGCTAGTAATGGGAAGCCGCCCCAACCAGTTTTGTTGGGAGATCCGTCAGATTTGTAAACAGTTTTACGGCGATTTGTCGGAAGAATTAGTGGGCCGTTATAGATGATTTCAGCCACTTCTAAACCAAGAGCAAAAGAGCCAGAGGAAATTACGCGACCACCAGAATGTGTAGCAGTGTCTGAATATGGCACACCCGTTAACCAATTACCCCCATATAGAATTTCCCAATCAATGGTGAAACCACCAGGCATTGGGACACCTTTGGAATTAACGGCAACAGTGAAATTTTCAATTGGTTCGCCACTGGGTTGAAACCATAATTTAGTAGATGCGCCTACTTTTCCAATAATGAAGATTTCGTGAACTTTTTCAGAATATTGCATGGTTTTTGGCCTTTGCTAACTATATGAGCATTGTACGATAAAATTGTTTGGAAGACTAAACTGTGGGACTTTATTGTGGGTTATTCTTCTTTAGCAGAACCGCCCTCAAGACGCTTTTGTGCCCACTTTTTGACCGATTTGTGATAACCATTAACTAGAATGAATTCAAGATCGGCAGGAGTTAGCGTCTTTTCGATAGCTTCTAGCTCCTCAATGAAATCGCGGGCAGGAAGCATCTCGGCTTCCTTAATATCCGCACCAACCTTGGAGCATAGCCCAACTACACGAGGAGTTAGTTGCTCTTCCAGGGGCGTAGGCTTGGTCAGTTCCTTCTCGGCTTCTGCCAACGTCATCTTTTCCATCGGCTTGAAGGCAGTCCGGTTTACAACTGAACGATGCTTCTCATTGGAACGAGAAATTTCCTCATCAATTGTAGTCTGGTGCGCTGCCGCCTTCTGCTGGAAATAAGCCTTGTATTCCTCTTCAGAAAGGAAAACAATTGCCGGTGGCTGGCGATTTGACAGATTCCTGAGATCTGTGCTATTCTTGATAGCGTTGAAAGGAATGTACTGAGTCAGATTGACCGGATCAAGTGTCCTAGCCAACCGGTGTGATTCCTTGCGATCTCCCGACACTTGGAATTCTAGCGAAATAAGCCGGTCAGACTTATTCTGAACATAGATGTCGCGCTCTTCCTTGAAATATTCAGTGAAATTAGTGATTGCAGTCATTGTACCCTCCAGGGATCTCCGTTTCAAACGGATTGTAAAAGGGGAAGTCGAAAACACTTCGGCCTCTCCGTCTTTTAATAACTTACGAGCCCTAGCGGGATGTGTGTATGATAGAAAGCAATTGCGTTCATCAACAACAGAAATTCTAGTATGCTTTTCATCCACGACAGGGTTTTCGCCCAAGCTCTACCTTTTCAGGTAGGTAATGCCGGTAGGTGGCCTAAACCACCTACCGGCCAACCATCAACTATTTGGTCCCCTTCGCACAAGCACGCGAATTCGGAATACCAAAGCCAAGGATTTCACAGAATGCGAAGCCCTTAACGGTTTCCTGCATGGCGTATTTGTTGTAGGACTCTGAGAACAGCTCAACACGAACGCCCATTTCGCCCATATAGTCTGCGCCAGTTACCGCGTAAACGGTGCCTGCGGGAACTACTTCCTCAACGCCCGTGCCTGCGGCGGTGAGAATTTGTGCGTTCATGAACGTGCCGATGTAACCGGCCAACAGCAACTCGCGCTCGGTAACCATGTCAACCTGGGTGCTCATGGTCTTTACGATGTCACTGAGTTCCTGACGATTGATCATGAAGTTCTCTACGATCAACCGGTGACGCTCAACCTGATACCGGATGTCTTCGAAAGCGGAAACACCGAGGGTACCAAATAGAACGGCGTCATTCTCAACTGTGGAAGCGCGGTCGATTAGAGCAAGACCCGCCTTGTCTTCCGCGAGTTCGATTTCCTGACGTGCTGTATCCTGTGCTCTATCAAGCACATCAAAATTGTAGTGATATATGTCCATGATATCAACGCTCGGGAACGACGTGATCTTGAATTCGCTCGGGGTAATCCACTTGGTCTTAATGCGGCTCTCGGGAGTCTGACCATCCTGACCAATTACCCATGCAGTCGAACGAATGTCGAGTGGAATACGGAACAGTTCAGCCTGAGCCAACTTGCGAACGCGATAAATCTTACGAGCAAAACCCTCGTAATCAAGAATCGCCTTAATTGGAAGCGCTAGTTCCTGCCCTACAACACGGAAACCCTCTGAATCAGTTGAACCGGAGAGAGCCGCAGCAAGGATGTCCCTACGGGCTTCCTTGGTGATCTTTGACTCATCAGTGGCCTTACGCATCTGGAGGTTGCCTGCGTTCTTCTTGGTCACTTCATTGAGGAGGTGACTAATCTGAACCATTGCATCCTTGCGGTCTACAGCATTGAGTTCGCCCTTCTTGTCGAACATCCGGCGATTGGTGCCTGCGGTCTTGCCGTGGTCATAACTCTGTGGGTTAAATTTACCACTGGCTTCGAACAGAGACTCATCCCGCTTGGAAGCAAGGCGAGTCTTCGGGGCTACTTCTACTCCTGAACGCTTGGCAGTCTGTGGGGCTGCGGGGCGCTTCTGAGCGGCTAGTTTCCGGTATGGATTAGATGTACTCATAACGCACCTCCCTTATAGAATCGCTACGTTAACGAAACGTAGGCCAAGCCACGGATCAGCAGCCGTGGGGATCTGCACAACGCGCCCGATGTGAGCATTTGCACCAGTGCTTGTCGTGGTGACAAGCCCTTCACAGCCCTGAGCCGTGGTCCCAGCATAGAGTAGCTGGTTAACGGTAAAGGTCTGATGGGTGTCATATGCCGTGGTGAAGATGGTGGTGGCATCTGTAGCGATTGCACACTTGCCATCAGAGACATTGACGTCGTTAGTCAGGTTCCAGAAGTTCCTGCCTTCGAAATCAAGGTCGGCTTCCGTGAGTGGGTACATGTAATTTACATACACATAACCACCGTCTGCGATTGCGCCACCAGCGATGCGTGTAATCGTACCATTGACGTAGGACATCAAATAGTCGTTGTTAACGCCCGTTGATTCCGTATATGCACCACCAGTCAAGGCAGCAGCAACACGGACGCCAAGACCCTGAACCGCTGGAGTTAGCGGCCAAAACAGGTTGGCGTGCTTGAGGTTAGTGGCAACTACGCCATTGAGCTGGACGTATTCACCAGTAACAGTTGCATACTCGGTCGTTGTATTGTTATACAGCGAAA